GCAAAAGCCAGCGGGGGATGCGGCGGAGGCTCTTGACTGGTTCAACGGTATCCTTGATGTATTTCATTCAAAATATGAAGCTACAGAACCAGATAAAGAGGCTGAACATATCAGCACAATCCGCGCCGCCCTCACTGGCGATTGTGGCGGGGGTGATTTAGAGAAGGCCCTGTTTGCTTTGAGGTGCATAAAAAAGCAAGCCGGACTTTGTTTAGAACTTGGTATGAGAACAGATATGCGGTTCATAATCGAACAAGCAGACAATGCAATTCAGGCCATATCACCAACAACAGGAGCGTATAATGTCTAATCGAATTTGGATAAGCACGAATAGTAACCAGTATTTTAACGAAAAGCCCACTGAGGTTATTCCCCACAAGGAATACGTGCAGGCGGCATCTGTTTCATATCTTGTATTGTGCGCGACACGATTTCAAAACGCCGTTGCCGCATTGGGTGAGAAAGCCCCATACAACAATATGACATGGTTTGAAGCGCCGATAGTAAAAGCGCCTACAGAAGAAATCGGAGAGGAGGCGCAAAAACGCTGGTATGAATTAAATCAGTCCGGAATTGCCTTGAAAGATGCCATCGAGGCCCTCACCGCTGACAATGCCAAGAGGGACGGGGTTGTTTATCAGGTCGAGCCGTATGGAGAGATCGAAAACGATCCAGACTGCGACCAAGACGGACTATCATTCCAATGCGACGGAGCCATTGTAGTTGGCATAAAGCGATACCCGGTTGGCACACTTTCTGCCGTCAGAAGGGAAATTTTACCTCCTGAGCTGTCAAAGTTTCTGGATTATAAGTAAATAATTGATATATAACGACAAAATCAATAAAACTGACCTGTTTTTGGGTTTTTAAATTATCCGGCGATAGTTGACGCCTATTTTTAGGGTATGTCATAAAATGGCTAAGTCATTGATATACAAAGATTAAACGACTATTCACCGTGTCAACAATTAGGGGTATAGTTGACGGGAAAAACGGGAGAAAACATGGCTTTTCAAAAACGTGCTTTGGCGTACTACAGAACCTCATCGGCGTCGGGCGTCGGGGAGGAAAAAGACACCCTGCCGCGCCAGCAGGAGGCCGTCCGGAAATATGCCCTCCGGGAGAGTATTCAGGTCGTGAAAGAATATTACGACGATGGGGTGTCCGGCACGATAGCTGTCGGCCTTCGCCCTGAGTTCAAGAAGCTGGTCGATTACGCCATGGCAAATTCCATTGATCTGATCTTGGTCGAAACCGCCAACCGGTTCGCCCGCGACGTCATGGTGCAGCTCATGGGCCATGAAGACTTGAAGAAGGCCGGGATCAGCCTGATCCCTGTGGACGCCCCGAACCATTTCCTTGACGAAACGCCAACGGCGGAAATGCTGCGAATCATCATCGCGGCCGTATCCCAATACGAAAAAAAGAGCCTCGTGAAGAAAATGGGCGACGCCCGCGCCCGGAAACGTGAAAAGGATGGCAGGTGCGAAGGCCGAACCCCGCCACCGCCAGAGGCAATCGCCATGGCAAAAAGCTTACGGCTCGATGGCTTGTCGTATCGTGAGATCGGGGAGAGGTTGGGTACGGCTGGATTCCGCGTGATCGAGAAGAAGAAAGTCACTGACCGGATTTACAAACCCCAGAGCGTGAAGAATATGATCGAAATGGAGGAATCTGCATAGCGAGATGCTGGTATCAGGGCGGTCACTACAACATTTTTCTGACCAAGCGTGAACTCGCTGTCGCTTGAGACAAGCGTACCAAACAAAAACCCCCGCCACAAGGACGGGGGTTTAAGTGTTTGGGGAAACAGAGAGACAGGGTTCTTCTTGGGGAGAAGAACCTTTAAGCTATCACCGTCTCTGCCCATGTTCAAGCAGGGTTAAATCAGCAGCAACGAATTTTCCGCGACTTTCTTCAATGCTGAAATTCACGACATCGCCCTCGTTAAGAGTATTCAGCCCTGACTTCTGAACGGCTGTAATGTGTACGAACACGTCGTTACCGCCGTCTTCTGGAGCAATGAAGCCGAAACCCTTCGCAGAGTTAAACCACTTCACCGTACCCTTCTTCTGGATTCCTGCGCGATTAGCCATTGACGGCCACCGTCTGAGGTGAAGTTTCGGCTTCATCGGACGCGACTTCTTCCGCACCCATGAAATCCTCAACCTTCAAACCCTGATCCATCAGATCAACCAGCTCGTCAGCGTTTACGGGACGTGCAGTGTACTGCTCCGCCACGACTGCTTGAATTGCTGCATTCTTGCTCTTTGAGCGACCAAGGCGTTTTTGCCCGTCCGGGCCGGTAACAAGCACAATCATATTCACTTCCTTTATTCTTGTTGGGGTTAATCCGGAAAAGTTTCCCTCTCCGGGAGAATGTTAGCGTCACCTGCCGCCAACACTCACCGGGAAAGGTTTGTTCCCGTCCAAGAGAGCCGAGGAGATTCAAACACAACACCTCGGCTCTCTAAGAAAGGCGTCGGCCCTCTCGCCAACCTGCCAGCTACACGCTAGCTTTCTGTCACGCCTACGGCTATCTCAAGCCTGTTCTATACAGTCGGCGTTCACCGGCTCGTGGATTTAAAATCCATTCGCACTTTCATCCGAAAACGTGTCGGACACACCTACTCCATCCACTCCCCGGCTATCCTACCTGCCTCACACATCAACGGCAGTTACTTTCACCAGATCAACGCTTCCGTTTCGCTAGGGTATCTGTAGGTAATCAGTTTACCACCTCATAAACTTCCCCTCGGTGCCCCGAGGGGAAGTTCTAAAATGACAAACAAATCAGTGCGGTTACGCCGCAGCTTCTCCAGATTCGACGTTTTTCGATTCAGTAGCCTCTTCGGTTGCTGCCGGTTCTGCTGCTGTCTCGCCTTCGGACGCCTCTGTTTCTTTTGCAGGCTCATCAGACTGCGGGCTGTCGCCATTCACTTCGGATGAATTTGCTGGTGCAGACGCCTGAGCTTCTGTGTTTTCTTCAACCTGCGGTGTTTCTTGATCATTGTTCATGGTATTCACTTTCTTGGTTTAGGGTTGGTGGATTATTCCGGGCTGCCGAGGAAAAGCGGAAGTCCGGTTTCTTTCTTCACAGCTTCAAGCGCCTGCTCAAAGGCTGTTTGGAAAACGACATCAAGGCGATACAGGTCGTAGTACCAAAGAACACCGGCACCAGCCTTGCGATAGCGCAGGCGAACGGCGATCCTGTGTTCTTTTTCGCCCGTAAACAAAGGAACGCGGATCATAAAGAAGTCGGGCACCTTCACAGGTTTGCCTTGTGCGTCTTTATGCTCGCTGCTGAACCTGATTTCCTTCTCACCGGAGGACAGGTTCACGCTCTGAACAGTCGCCTCTTCTGAATAGATCGTCAGGCGTTTTGACAGTTCAAGGATTTCCAGAGGTTCAGCAAATTTCGGTGAGAGATTGAGAATTGCATCACGATCCGCGTCCGTCGCTACGGTCATTTCGTTAATGCGCTCTTCAAGCATCAGAGCAAAATCAGCCTGCGTCATTGCCTTACCGTTGTTGGAAAGCCAGAACAACAGCTCCTTGGAAACCGGGAAGTTATATTCAACCCGGTGATCTCCATGCTGGGCGTCTGTATTGACGCCGTTGGCCGGGTGATAATTCAGGATCGTCGTCACGCTGGCATTAATTACTTGCTCGCTGACCGTGGCGGCAGCAAATACCGCAGAACTTTCATTTTTGAAGCGGTTCGTCACATCGTTGAATGACGTAAGGCGCTGCGTTTTGATCGTACCCTTGCGGCGCTTCGGCAGAAGAAGGTTCTTATCAAGATACTCATTGATACTGACTGCATTCATCCCGTTCGGGACAAGCAGGACTTGGGCTGTACCCTTGGCCGGTTCGGAAATATCAACCAAGCGCGGCTGAATATTGGCCAGCATCTGGGTGATATTTGCGTCTGTTTTATCTGACATATTCGTACTTTCTATCTTTATGGGTGTCGGGGATTACGCAGAAACATTTTGTGCGTCAGCCATTTTCTGGCGGCGCTGGCGCTCAAGCTCGTCTTCGAGTGTGAGCTGACGCGGATTCTCGCGCAGGAATTCGCCCTTCTCGTTGGCGAAATACAGACCGGCGCGGCCCAAAGGAGCCTTTGGCAGCTTGCAATCAACGTCAGGGTAGATTTCAACGACGCGATCCTTCTGATCCATCTGGAATTTCAGCTTGAGCGTAAGAACGGCTTCATGCTTACCACCGCGATCATGACAGGCATCTGAAATCTCACGGATGCCCTCTTTCATCTTCTCCGTCAGCAGATCATTAAGGGCACCGTGATCAAGTTTCAAGATCATTGAATGGAAACTTTTCAGGTCGCCGTCTTTTGACGGTTGTGCGTCGATATCTGACATCATTTTCTCCTTGATGTGTGTTAAACGATTCGTCGTAGCATATTCAATCATTGCTGTTCACTCGTCAATACCGTTTCTCGTTTTATTCGATATTTCTTTCTCGATTCTCGCGCAGGCGATATCAAAATATTTTTGTCTCACCTCTATGCCGACAAACTTTTTTCCGTGGCGAACGGCAGCTACACCAGTAGAGCCAGTGCCCATGTAAGGATCAAGAACACAATCGCCGTTTACGTTACGCATGATCTTTTCCATGACCGCCAGCGGTTTCACTGTCGGATGATCAAATTCAGACTTTCCATTGGTAGTCAGGATCGTCCGCCTTTTATCGACCAGCGCACCGACAGGATGGCCGCCATCATTCCACGCATGAATGTAAGGCTCGATATTTGGCAGATAGTGTTTGTTCGCCATTGGTATCGGGTTCGTCTTTTCCCAGAAGCATAAGGCGTGGCGCTTATAGTGCCCTGCCATATGAGGCAGTATCTTATGAAGCTGGTCATTGTGGCAGAACACGACGGCGGATCGATAGAGCAGGCCGTTTATAATCTCGATGTCAAAACCATCATCAAGATCAGCAGCCTGAATATCATCCATGTATGTGCGTTTCTTTCGAAACTTCCCGCCGCCGGTTGCATTGAATTTGTATGGAACGTCGGTACACAGAATATCGACCATGCCGATCTCAGGCAGAATGTCCTCGCATTTTCCGAGGTACAGCGTCGCCGTGCCGATCTGAACTTTATTCATCTTTCAAAATCCCCTCTCTTTTTCCCCATTCCCGCGCCTCTTCCTCTGTCTTAAATCCGGACCTGTATATAAGGCCATCATCCCGGAATGCAGCTTTGAAGATCGGCCCAGCATTGAAGTACCAGCAGAAGGGGTGAATATGGCATTTGACCTGAGCCAAAATCCAAGAATCTATTGCGATAATCTGCCTCAATGTTTTTCCCTTAAATTTGCCCGCTGAGTGGCCTGAAATGTTTTTGGCTATGGACGGAAGAAAAGCACCCCGGAAGCCATTGGCGCGTTGTCCATTTTAATCTGCTACACCCGGAGGCGGCTTACCCTTGGTGCGAGAGAGAACCCATTTTGGGAAAGCCGAACTCGGTTTTTTGGGCATTTCCATCTTTCCTTCGTTGATTAACTCGTTGTAATCAATGATTAAAGTGTGCAAATCCCATTGCGGTGCGTTGGCTCTGGCCTCGTCCCTTGCTGGCTCTGTCAGCCAAGTCTCGATGTTGAAGGGTATCTCCCCCCCCCTTTTCCGAGAAACGGAAACCCGAGCCGCAGGCTCTTCCCCCTCGGGGGGTAGGGGGGAATATATCTTTTTCTTAGTCTTCTTCTGGGGGGTATTGCTTGAGCATTGCTTGAGCATTGCTTTTGACTTTCCGGCCCGCACCCGGTTGTCATGCTTTTTCATTTGAATTTCAATTACTTCATCGGCTTCCTTGTTGCGGTAAAAACCCTTGTCGTCGAGGTAAAAATACTTCTTTATGATGAAATCTACGGCCTCCTGCTCTGCCTTTGTTGTAGCTTTGCATAGGCGATAGATACCCGAATGATCGGGCATTAGGGAAGCATTGCTGGAGCATTGCTCGAAAGCATTGATCGGACCAGACGAATAGTAGTGATCTAACAATAGGTTATAGGCTCCGTGCTGAACCAGACTGAGCGTTCCCGTCTTGCGGGCGTATTTCCCCATGTCACGAGGATACCAAGGTAAAGTCATTCAGAAATTCTCCCCACAAAGTCAAATACCCCCAATAGGCTGATCTCCCAGATTGCGGCTAGGAGATCAGTCCACTGAGGGCTTACAAAAGTCACATAGAACGCCGCAATCGTTCCGTGACGAATCAAACCTTCTCTGCCTTAAATGCCGCCTCGACTTTGGCGATTGTTTTAGGGCTTGGGAAGGACACGCCATTCTTGCTGCGATTAAAACCAGCGATCTGCAATTTATGTTTACGGCAGAACTCAGCTTCTTTCAGCGGGTTTTTCTTGCGCTTCGCCAGCTTATCAATTCTGGCGGCCCATTTCTTTACCCGTTCAAGGTTGGCAAGTTTTTGTTGCATTCGATCATCTACTATCATGATTTTATTTTTATCCATTGTTTTTTAAAAAGCAACCCTATTTCATCATTGCTTTTCAAAAAGCAATGAAATATGTTACTATGTATTAATGAAGGAGAAGACCAATGGAACAAATAAAGATCATAGACTTTGCTGAACAAGCGACACCTGAATCACCGCGACAAGACAATTGCATTGATATTGTCAATGAAGATGGAGTGAAAGAAACAATAGAGATGAACTGTGGAACTGACCTTGCTCTGATAGCCGGGAACCAGTCGATTGTAACCATTGAATCATTCTCAAAAGAGAATGGTCTTGATGGTGTTATAAATAAAATCAAAGAGCAGGTTCAGTCAGAAGTTTTTGATGTGACCACAAAAAAAGGCCGTGAGCGCATTGGCTCCGTCGCCAGACAAATCGGCAGCGCGAAAGAGCGCCTTAAAGAAAAAGCAGATGAGATCATTGCGGAAGACCTTGCCCGTATCAATAAGGTGAAGTCGGAAGCAAAGCGCATGGGAATAGCCCTCGACACATTGCGCGATGAAGTATTGAAGCCACGCGATGAATATAACCAGATTGAGAAAGATAGAGTTAAGGGACATGAAGACGCCCTTGAGAAACTGAATATCCTGCAACAGTGGGCAAATCCAAGCTACCCAGTCGATGAAATTGAAAGGGCTATCAATCAAAACTCTGACCTGATCGCCTCCCGTGACTGGCAGGAATTCAAAGACCGCGCTCAATGGCTTTTTAATCGTAATGTTCAGGAACTCAGTAAGGCACTGAATGATCGTAAAAAGTTTGACGACGATCAAGCTGAACTTTCCCGCCTGCGCGAAGAAGAGGAAAAGCGCAAAAAGAAAGAAGAGGAAGATAGGATCGCCAAGGAAGCTGCCGACAAAGCTCGTCAGGAGGCAGAGGCGGAGGCGGAGAAAAAGCGCAAGGAAATGCAGGAAGAGCAAGATCGCATCCAGCGTGAGAAGGAGCAGGCCGAAGCCCGCGCAAATAAACTGGAAGAGGATAGGAAAGCATCTATCAATGCCGCCATTACCAGCCTGCAAAGCTGCGCCGATGTTCCTGATTCTTACAGATCAACGCAAATCAGGGTTCGTATGACGACTCTTGAAGACATCTATGGTCGTACAAACTGGCAGGAGTTTGCTGATCAGGCTCTAAAATCCCGTGACGACGTTAAGGCGGTTCTTGACGGTCGCCTTGCCGCTGCCATCGAGAAAGAGCAAAAGGAGGCCAAGGCGGAAGAAGAGCGCCAGCAGGCAGAACAAAAGCGCCGGGACGAGGAAACCGCCCAGCGTGAGCGTGATCGTATCGCGGCAGAGGAGAAGGCAAAAGCTGACGCCGAAGCCGTTCGTGCTGCGAACATTGAGCATCAGCGCAAAATCAACAACGAGGCCAAAGCAGCCATGCACAAGGTTGTCGAGGCTGGGATCAATGGCGAAGACCCTATGCAAGACCTGCTTGTGGCAATCATAAAAGGGCAGATTCCTCATGTCAGCATCAGATACTAAAGCAATATCAATCAACCAGCCTTGGGCTTGGCTGATCGTTCGTGGTTTCAAGCCGGTAGAGAATAGGAACTGGTACACAGAGTATCGTGGTCGTGTCCTTGTTCATGCCGGGATGAATATTGACAAGGACTTCGATTACGAATTCTGGTCAAGGATTATCGGTCAGGAGATACCTCACGCAGACACAATGCAGAAAGGCGGTATTGTTGGTGAAACAAATATCGTTGATTGCGTTGCTACTCACCCCAGCCCATTCTTTTTTGGGAAACATGGCTTTGTCCTTGAGGACTCAATCGCATATGAAGATTTGATTCCGTGCAAGGGTGCCCTTGGTTTCTTCCCACCAGACTATAGCTCCAGATACAAAGAGAAGCCCGAAAAGATCAAGAAGCCGATAGAACCAGCACAGGGAAAACTTTTATGACACAAACAAAAGTACTCCGCCTGCTTTCGGAAACCGAGAGGCATCCGAAAGTAATAAAAAACATGAGCGTTGGCGTTCTCGGGTTTGTGATGCACCTGTCACCGGCTGATCGGTCTGGTTATGAGGTCTGCCCCATGCGCTCGGCTGGGTGCACGGCTGCGTGTCTGAACACGGCTGGATTCCACTACGCCCGCAAGGAAACCGCCCGGATAAACCGGACAAAGATGTTTTTTGAGCAGCGCGAGGACTTCATGACAATGTTGATGGAAGAAATCCACGCCGCCGACCGCAAGGCTAACAAGAACGGGTATATCTGCGGCATAAGATTGAACGGGACCAGCGACATACCTTGGGAAAACATTCGTTGTGGTGCCGCACCAAACATTATGTCGGTTTTCCCGCATATTCCCTTCATGGACTATACGAAGCGTTGGAACCGGAAGAACCTGCCGGACAATTACAAGCTGACATTCTCGCGCTCGGAAGATAACGAGGAAAAATGCCTGACTGCCTTGAAGAACGGCATGAATGTTGCGGTAGTGTTCCGGGCCAAGAGCGAGGATAAGCTCCCGGAGACATGGAGGCTCGGTTCCAAAAAGCTGCGCGTGATCGATGGCGATCTGCACGACTGGCGATACGGTGATTATTACGATTATCCGGATGAGCGCGTGATTGTTGGCCTGCGTAGCAAGGGTTCTGTCGCCAGACGTGATGAATCAGGCTTCATTGTTGATATGCCGAAATCACCAGAACAGCAGCGCATGTGGGATCGCTCCATGAAAAATGCTGATTATCAGGTTGAGAGAAACCGCAGAATAGCAATGGCGTGCGCTTAAATATGTTTTTGTGCATTGACGAGTAAAAAGCAATGCATTAGTTTAGTCACAAGGAGAAATTGAAATGCAAATCACTGAAAACTGTATCGTAAACGGGATGCCGGAGAAGAAGGTCTACCACAAAGACCCCTGCATTAAGCCGTCTTTGTCGTCGTCCATGGTCATTACCATCATGGAGAGAACAGAAAAAGACTGTTATTTGGAAAGCCCGCGCCTGAATCCGGATTATAAGGAAGATGACACATCTTCTGCGGCTGCTGATCTAGGAACAATCGCGCATGACTTCGTACTTCGCGGTGGCAAGGATACTTATGAGATTGCCCCGTTTGATTCTTGGCGTAAGGATGATGCCAAGTTGGCGAAAGCTGATATTGAGCGTCGGGGATTGATTGCGCTTAACACAAGCCATCAAGAAATGTTGGACGACGTAAGGCGTATGGCTGACGAGCTACACAATTATCTTGATTCACAGCATGATTACCCCGGCCTGATGACGGCGGGCAAGGCAGAACAATCAGCCTTCTGCCTGACGAATGGCGTTTGGAAGCGGGCGCGTTTCGACTGGCTGGATGAAAAATATTCGGACATAATCGTGGACTACAAGACTACCGGCGTCAGCTTCGAGAACTGGCAGAAAAACCAGCTATGGGGGGAAGGTAAATGGATGCAGAGCGTTCATTATCGTGACGTTTACCAGAGCATAACCGGACGCGCACCTAATCTGGTCTATGTGGTCCAGCAGGTAAAGAAACCGTTCCACGTTCAGGTGATTACGACCGATGCAAGCTACACTGACGACATGATGGATCGTTACAATAGCGGCTGCAACAGGTTCAAAAATTGTTTAGAAACCGGGATTTGGCGCGGCGAAAAGCCATACACGATACATTCTTGCCCGCCGCCTTGGGTTCTATCACGTTGGGAAGAAGAAGCAGGAGATATTAGACCATGAGTGGCGATATGACAGACACGATCATTGCAAAAAGCGACCAGCTCAATGCAGACGATCTTATTGGGAGAGAGCTGACCATCAAAATCACTAAAGCTACGGTGAAGAAAGGGTCGGATCAGCCGGTAATACTGAACTATGAGGGCGATAATGGGAAACCATACAAGCCGAGCAAAGGTATGCGCCGGGTTATGGTACTTGTATGGGGCGATGAATCCCAAAGCTATGTCGGAAAAAGCATGACGCTTTACCGCGATGAAACTGTAAAATGGGGCGGGGCGGCAGTCGGAGGAATTAGGATCAGCCACATGAGTCATATAACTGTACCTCAGAATATGAGCGTCACAGTTTCTCGTGGCGTGAAGTCTCCACATACTGTTCACCCTCTGAAAATACAGCAGACAGCTAAACCAGCGTCTGAGACTGATCCGATGGCGGAGATCAGGAGGGATGCGACAGAGATACAGGCAAAACTCAAAGAGGCACCAACAGCCAAGGATGCTGAGTTTTATTGGAATAGCCAGTCTGCCAAGATTGAAAAGATCAAGGCCGCAAGCCAATCTGCCTATGATCATCTTGTGAGCAAGCTGAAAGAGCGAACAGAAGTAATAACCCAGACAATTCCCGAGTCTCCCGCACCGGCAGACAGCCTTTTCCCCGGAGACATGCCATCACCACCGGAATCGACAAGTGCGCCTGCCTCTTCATGTGCGACTTGCGGTGGAGGCGATTCCGGATGCCCAGATTGTGGAGGTAAATAATGGCCGAGAATTCAGGTATAGAGTGGTGCGACCACACTTTTAACCCATGGATTGGTTGCACAAAGATTTCCCCTGCATGTGACTTCTGTTATGCGGAAGATTGGAACAAGCGGTATCGTGAGGGCAGAAATTGGGGTTCGAGCGCACCGCGAGAGCGTACAAAGACGTGGGGCGATCCGGTACGTTGGAATAAGCAGGCCCAGCGCCTCGGGATTCGTCCGAGGGTTTTCTGTGCATCGCTTGCTGACGTTTTTGACAATCAGGTTCCAACAGAATGGCGCGACGATCTCTGGAAACTTATTCGTGAAACGCCAAATCTTGATTGGCTGCTGCTGACGAAAAGGCCGCAGAATATCTCCGGTATGCTGCCCCCAGATTGGGGAAAGAATGGATATCGGAACGTATGGCTTGGGATCACGGTAGAAAACCAGAGAGAGTACAGCATACGTGCCGCTGACTTTTACTCGATACCCAGCGTTATCCACTTTCTTTCCATGGAGCCTCTTCTCGGTCCAGTGGAGCTATGCAACAGCTCAGAATGGAGAAATGCAGCAAAATTCTTAGGACGACCGCTAAACCATATGCTTGATTGGGTTATCGTTGGTGGAGAATCTGGAAGCCATTATCGCCATACTGATCCTGATTGGTTCCGCAGTATTCGTGATCAATGTGAATGTGCTGGAATACCGTTTCTGTTTAAGCAGTACGGCGGCGCAAACCAGACCATTATCAAAAAGCTTGGGCGTGAACTTGATGGGATAGTTCATAACGGATACCCGGAGTTTGATCGTGCAGACGAAGCAACCAGACTACAAGAGAACCCCAGAAGTGAAGGAGAATGAAATTGTTTAGCGAGTTCATGCAGAAACTGATGAACGGATGGAAGGGCGACTGCCCATGCTGCGGACGCCATTCTCAGGTATATCGCCGCACGATTCACACTGATCTGGCCGTGCAGCTCATCAGAATGTATCGCTTGGGTGCGCGGGGTGGTGAATTTATCCACGCCTCCAAGCTGATCCCGGAAGGTCAGGCAGGCAGTGGCGATCTTGGGAAGGCGAGATATTTCGGCATTGTAGAGCAGATGCCTCATGTACCGGGCAAAAAGAAGAAATCTGGCTACTGGTCGCTAACCCCTGATGGGTCAGCGTTCGTTCGCGGAGAAATCATGATCGATGAATACGCGATGGTTTTTGACGACCGTGTTATCAAGACCGGCGGCAGAAAGGTGAGCATTCAGCAGTGCCTCGGTAATGGGTTCAGCTATACAGAACTGATGGCCGCATAATGCCACTATTCAAATGCACAAAATGTGGCTGCATCGAGAATACCGCTGTTGGACGGTATTGGGGAGAAGACAAGGATAAGGTCAAGTGTTCAGAATGCCACGATGGCAAATGGCACGACCTATTTCCGAAGAAAACGCCGGAAGAATTGAATTATGAGCAACACAAAGACGGTTTTTACGGACCGATAGGTGGATGGAAATGACGTTGGCACAAGATATCTTACGCATGGGAGACATTAAGAAATGCCTGAACTGTATGGATGAATCAGAACATATGGCGAAATAGTTCATTCGGGCCATTGCCAAGTAAAAAGCAACGTGTATCATTATAAAATGAAAGTAAATCCACTGTGGGGAATAAACATGAATGAAGAACTTTTCGCACCGACTATGAGCGACGTACAAAGAGCTGCTGAATTTCTAAATCTTGATGAAGTTGGACGCTTTTATACCGATAGTGAGCGGGCACAGATCATGCGTATCGCCGAAGGATACGCCAAAAGAAGAAAGCGCCGTTAATCATGGGGAATAAAGTGGCACAGATACAGGACAAAAAACACGTACTCAGCGAGAGGATATCGATTGCTGGAAAATACAACGATATGTTCTTCCCTGACAACATGCCGGGTTGGCCTGATTTTCATCATGCAAACGATAATGGGCCTCATGGGAAGGCTCTCTATCTTGCAATAGCTATGTTCAGGGAGGTCAACGAGATTAAAGACCCAATCATGGCTTTGAAATTCTTGGAGATTGTCTCTTATGAATGCAGCGATGCTATGCGTATCGCTATGATATTGGAGCGTGGCGGTGTTTCACCTGCGGCCACGGCGCTTCCGGCTGCACCGCCGACGCCTGCGGAGTAGCATAGCTGTTATTTTTGATTTTACAACGTCGTCAATGTCAAACGATGATGTACTGAATGATGATGTACTGAATGATGATGATGAGAAAGACGCCACTATGCACCTCGCCACAAGTTACCAGAAGACCCATCACCAAGTATTTCAGCGCCGTTCATGCTTTCGGTATTAGCATTAACCTGTCCCGCCACGGTAAACGTCAGATTGTCTGTCTTGGCTTTAATCAGTCCAGCGTCTGTTTCCGCGTCGATCAGCAGCTTCCCGAATGTATCAGCAGCGGCAGACCAGCCCGCAGGATCGGCCTGCCAGACTGTGTATGCTGTTGTTGCCGCATCGGGAAGGTTGGCCACCACGTACCCAAACGTGCCGCCTGTAAGGTGCCCGGCGTATGCCTCATCCCATACCGAACCCGCAATCGTGGCAGCGGATGGTGGTGCCGTATAGCTGGCAGTCGGCAGCCTTGTCGCAATATCGGCAGATACGGAAGCCCCAGCAGGAGCGCCGAGGCGGTCAAACGCATCGCCAGTCTGCGGAAAATCTGTAAATACCTGTACCGTTGATGATACCGCGCCCGTTCCGGTGAACGTAAAAGCAATATGGTCATAGTTTGTTTCTGCCTGTGTAGGAGCATATCCATGATACCCATTGCCTTCATGGGTAACAGACCCGCCGCCCGCACCTTGAGTTCCTCCGTCGCCCGTGACAAAAACAGAAACCGTACCTGTAAACGCGCTGCCATCAGAAGCTGTAATCATCTGCGCCCCGATCTTCTGCCCTGCTACGTTTTTTTTCATGCCATCACCTAAAATAGTATTGCAATTATAGCACCATGCCGAAATAAAGCCACCGGGAGGCGCAGGGATTGCCTCAACCGGGACAAACCCGACCTCTACAGCTGCCCCGTCGAATAGAAATGGACCGGAGCCGCCCCACGTCATACGTCATCCTCGATCAGTCTGATATGTACCTGTGCATATACGTTTGCGGCTGACGGGTTCGTAAAAATAAGACCCATACAAGAATCATTCGGCCATACCGGGAAGTGGCCAGCGTTAAACATCATGTCCAAGACAGACTGCTTCCCTTTTGCCCCGGCGAAGTTATTCGGGGCAACGGCAATCGGTCTATAAAGTAAAAGACCAAAGTTTCCAGCCGTCCCCGTGTTTGGCATTGTAATGCTGTTGATTTTGGTGACGCCCAGATCGCCATCTGTGATCGGGATGTTTATAAAAACACCCTGTTCCCTGCGCCCTGTCCCGCCGACCACGAATGTCGGAGAAGTTTTAGTAACCCCGCTTTCGTTGTCGTAACTTACAGTCGCGCCGCCAGCGGTTGCCCCGATCTGGTTGTAAACAACCAGAGCCATTTTTACACCGATGCCGTCCGTGTTCCTTGTCAACGCAGCCGTTGGAAGGTTCGTTGTAAGCGTTCCGGCCACGTTTGCAGCCATACCGCCATTGTGGGAAAGGCGATCAATCAGCATACAAGCGCCGGGAACCACAGCCTGAACACCTCCGGCAGAACATCCGAATGTTGAAATTCGTCTGGTTGCTGCTGGTTGGTCTAAAAGACCGAAATAGCTTGGTAGAAGCGCCCCGGCAGTTGTATTGTTTGGTGCCACTGCTGTCGAGGGGGTTACGCCGTTTATTGGATTCAAATTCCATGAATCAGACCATGCGCCTGACGTGGTGTATTGACCGCTGTTCATGGTTTTCTGGTAAATAATCTGCTGCGCGTTATCCCTCAGTGTTTTGTAGGTGCTGAAATCGCTGATCGGCATTGTTACACCTTATCCACAAAGAACAGCCCGATATCGAAGCTCGGCACTGTCGTCAAAGACCCGATGAAATAACCGGACAGGCAAGCTTCCCCGACATCAACCATGTTCTGAGCGCCAGAAAGGAAGTCCTCGGGGGCACAGCCGCCCGCACCAATACATGGCAGTGCACAGAGTTCGTGGCCAATCCCCACCGCGATATCGCCAATAGTCGTTGTAGATGCCACAAGGTCTATATTCTCGATCTCTGTGACACCCAAATTCGCATAAGCATCAGCAAGCGGGACGCGGATAAACCGCTGCGCCTCACGCAAGCCTGTGCCGCCGATAGAGAACGCCGGGGTCGTCCGGCTGTCGCCGTTCGTATCTTTATATCCAATCGTTGCCGTGGTGGCTGTTGTCCCGATAATCGTGCTGACCTCGACAAAAATAAAATTGCCAAGGCCATCTGTATGGCGGGTCAGGGTTGCAGTGGGCAGGTTTGTTGTTTGCGCTGTTGTCGCCGTACCGCTTAATCCGCCGCTATCAACTAGCCTGTCGTACAGCATAACGCTGCCGGGGGCGTTACAGATCGCATACCCGCCCTTGAGCCATTTTGTTGCGCTGGCACCCGGTGCATTCTGTGCAAACGCGCCTTGTGTCGTCCGCGTCAGCGCCCGCGCTGTTGCTGGCGCTGTGCCCGATCCGCCTTTGCTTTTGTTGTACTGCCAGAGCGATACCATGCGACCGGCCACAGGAGCCGTTGCCGCAGACGCGCCCACGCGACCGTCAATTGAGATAAACAGTGCCTCCGGGTTGCCTGAGTTACCCCCGGTTGAAAGATTAACGTAATCAGATAAGTCAGTTATCGCCGCCATGTGCTGCCTCTTGTTCTTCTCTGTAGGATTCCAGCAAAGCCGTTTCTTCTTCGGTCAGCGCCACTACCATCCTGAACCCGTCCAGCGTCTTTGCCCGGACAACGGCATCCCCGATCTGCGCGACATACTCACGCAGCGGGGTGTCATAAGTTGCTGTGCCGTTTGGTATGGAGATCATGGCTTCACCTATAGTGAGGTTTAATTATTTTTGCACGTTGAGAATGGCCGACAAATCTCTGCGGATTTTCTCCAGCTTTGCGCCCTCTTCGATATTTGAGGCGATAAGATTATTCCTTTCCTCGCGCAGACGAATAACAGCATCATAATCAGACTGCTTCCCATCGATTGCCTGCGACATTTCTGATAGCCTGTTTTCGGCATCTGAAATCTTTTCGTTCAATTCTTGGGCAGTTTTTGCGACTACGGCAGCGGCACTTGAATCGGCAGATTTAACGATATCGTCTGCCTTTGCAGTCGCCTCATTGATAATTTCCTGCGCTTTATCTTTGGCATCTTTGATCTTGTTCGCCGCATCAATATTTGCCTTGGCGATAAAGTCTTCTGCTTTATCAACCTCTTCTTTCAGCGAAGAGTATTTCACTGTCAGTCCGGTAAAGCTTGCCTCTAAATCGACATGGCGCTGACGCAGAGAATTTAAAGCCCTGAGAGCGCGTTCAATGTTCTCATAAACCCTCAGTTCCTTGCTCTTTTGGCGCAAGATTTTTGCCAGCTCTTGTTCATCTTCCTGATCCTGCTTTAGAAATTCGCTCACGGCATTATCTCCTTAATTAACGAACATACGCGCCTGTAACGACAACGTAGACATTGGCATTTGGACCAGCGCCAACAAGTCTCGGTCGCATATATACGGGGTTGATGAAAATTATATCTGCATTGTAATCGTCAGATACACTGCTGACAGCGATTAAATTCCTGTCAGGATCGCGTATTTTGAAGAATGCGGCATTGGCCTTGTCGGTCACGCACCGCTTGTCGCCTGATCCGTTCAGCTCGACAACGCCACCATCCAAATCACCAAAAATATGGAACGATTTGTCGGATTTACCGACGCTCTTCCACCACTCCCCATCTGGCTCATCTGCCGTCAGGTTCCATGTGGCTGTTTCCGTGGCCTGCTCGTCAATCTTGATATCTACACTGGCGTCCATGAGGATTCTCCTTAGAATATGGTTACATTTTATTGTAAAAGGCGGTTTCTAACAATATTTCTCTTATTTGCCATAGGCTTCTTTCAGTCTTTCCGCTTCGCCTCGGGCCTGTTTTCTCACTTTGTTAGCTTCGGCACCCTTTACCTCTTTGATAATGCGCTGCTTGAGGGTTTTGGGATTAATGATGATCTGCCTGTAAAGCGGCTCATCCTCATTATAGCGTGCTATTTCAGCCATTATAGACTCAATCTGGTCCTGATACGCCTGTGTTGCTTCCGGGTCTTTGCCGTATGCGTTCTTTCTGGAGACATAGGCGCGGGCCAGACGGTCATAATAATCAGCCCGCAGGTCGTCAACGGCTCTGGATGCACGTTGCTCAGAATACACTCTATCGCGTTCGCGGGCGACATTACCGGAAGTGAACCCCAGAGCCTTCAAGAATATGTCAGAATCATTGATTTCTTCCTTCGTAATGATCGGATCGCCAGTGCGGCCAGATCGTATGCCGCCCTCTGCCCAAGAATAAGCTTGCAGGGGGTTTCTGAGGAATGCTGGTGAAATATTAGCAAAGGCATCAATATAGTTACCACGGGCAACGTCGATGGCGGCCTGACTTGGTTTTGTGAAGAGCATATCGTACCAGACGCCGTACAGGTCGCTCGTGTTGTCAGGGACAATATTGCCGAAACCAAGACGGCCAGACATATCGACGTTCAATAGCGCCGATGGGACACCCTTCATAATCGCATCTGCGGCTGTGACGCCCACTGTTTCTGCCAGAATCTTTCTCATTTCAGCATCAATATCTAGGTCTGTACGGCTCAGGAGCTTGTAGACCTTCTCAATCATGGTCTGAACGTCCTCGGCAAACGGGAAACCCTTGATTCCAGACATCGCTATCACAAACATCAGCATAATAAATGCAGACATTCCAGCTTTCTCGCCATGGACTTTACCAAGCCTATACATCAGCTCGAACGCCTGCATAGAAAATGACAGGAACTGGAATGGAAGCGTCCCTATGCCACGAGCAAGTGATGGCCTATTGAGTTTTCCCATGCGGAACTGCGTTGAAAACACAGCATAGTCTGCAAAGGCAGCAGCAAATTCTGCGCCTGTCTTGCCTTGAAGGCTTTGTTTCCCGATCTGATCGCGGTTGACGAACGACATGATCTTCTGGCGGTTATTTGGATCAATTGCAAATCTATAAGCGGTTATATACGTGACAACCCGGTTAAGGCGCTCTGGTGTTGAGAATGTTATACCTACAACGTCCATAAGGTTACGGGCTGTCCGGTCGATTCCGCGCAGATAGGCGATATTGGTATTCGCAATCGCCATAGCATCGAATGTGTTGAGCGGGATGAAATCACCCTCTGCCTCTGCCTTTTTCAATGCCAGACGGACATCATAAGGGGCTTTGTCGAAGTTGAAGACATCTGTACCTGCCGATACATCAATCATCGATATCGCATCCTTGTAGGCGACAGACATCTTTTCTGCAATCTGGGTATGAGAGAACATCGCTTTCAACCAAGGGGCCGTCACCATTGTTGTCTGCATCAGGTTGGTAAATCCGGAGGCAATGTTACCGGCCAGATACCAAAGGAAGGCCATTTGGCGGATAGAGCCAAACTCTTCTTTCGGATCGGTAATATATGAAACGTACTTGCGGGCGTAGTCGAATAACGAAGCTTCGCCAGCTTTCTCGATCTCACTGACAGCCTTATCCAGCTTCGGAATGTGTTTGCGGCGCGACAGATGGCCGGAAATGCTAACGATATAATCGTTAATCGCACGTTCAAAGTCGTCGCTATAGCCCGGCACATCGTCTGCTTTGAAGAAGTGAGAACGGAATCCGCGACGCTTCATGGCATCTTCCAGCATTCCGCGCAGGTATCCATAGTCTTCCATGCTCATATCGCTGCTGGCAGCCAGAACATCAAGTTCATTGAGTTTCAGGTTTGCTTGCAAGCTGGTGAAGTCTTTGACCTCGAAAACTGTGACATCGTATTTGTCCGCCGGGTATTCGTCGGTGATCTTCTTGACAGCCTCACGGACAATCTTATTCTCGCCTATCTTATCACCGCGCAGTATCTTCGATTTCGGCAGCTCAATGCGGTCGAACAAAACAAGCTGATCGTCTTCATCTTCTTCGCCCTTGCGGCGGACAGTTATACCGACCTCGCCCCATCGCTTGAATGGGATATACCCCATGCGCTGCTGCGCCTCGATCTCGCTTAGCATCTTCAAAACTTCTTGCATACGCTGGATTTCGCGCTGATCGGTTTCATCCTTAATTGCTCTTGCCAGCTTCTCCCGTGTGTTAATGCCCTTATCAACATATCCATATTCTTGAAGTATGGTTTCCATGTAGATGTTGAGGGCCTTGTTCATGGCTCTGCGAACACCGATATATGCGGCGACTTCCGGGCCAGTCAGGGTTATCTTCTCACCGGCCTTGCTATGACGGGCTTGCGTTAATCCGAGGTTCTCTACAGTGATATTGCCATTGTCATCACGTTCAAAGTTTTCCTTCATCAGCCTGCCAAGCTCAAGAACGGCGTTGACACGTTTCTTGGGCTGTTTTTTCAGCTTATTATAAAGGTCAATGTCGCTTGTCAGTGTGTGAACGATAACGTCGCGTGACTTCATCATCTTGATCGCTTCCATGTAAACAGGCGTGAAAGACTTGTATAGAGATGCGATCTGGTGCGGGTGCAGGATATAAGATGAAATACGGGCTAGAGACGGACGGAAACTATCTTCCATTCCCTTAATGCGATCAAGGTTGGCTTCTGCTTCTTTGAGTGCGTCTTTCTTATTCTCAGGAAGAGAGAACAATATACGGGCATCATCAGGGTCGAACGTACCGCGATTGTTGACCGATTTTATTTGTGCTGGTTTGAATGCCACAAAAACATCGGTCTTTTCTCTTCCGTGTGAAGCGCGACCGGGATCAAATGTGTTCCTAAGAATTACACCATCATGTCCAGAAGACTTTGCTTCTGTAATAATCTCATTATATGTTTTTTCCCGGTATCTATTGTTTTTGAAATCAACAGTCATTGGGTTCTTAATAGACAGATATACAGGAATCACATTTGGCGTGTCTGTCTCTGGAACTTTCTCATAACCAAGGGAAAGCATGACTTTTTCAGATGCTTTGCCAATAATTCCTTTTGTCGCCCTGTCAATAGCCTTAAACCAAGCGGTATCCTCAAATCCTATACTATCTATTTCTGCATATGACGATGCAACATCGGCACTGGAGGCAAAGAAAAATCCATGTTTTGCAGATTCGGCCTGAGTGTTTTCTCCTAATTTCTGCGGATCAAATGCCTCTATATCGGCACGAGTACCATGATAAACAACCAGCGGATTTCCGTCTGAACCTGTAACTTTGCTGTCGCCAAACCACTTCTTGAAGGCATCACTATCAGTCTTAATGTTTCCTTTTTGAGAGTACATAATACGTTCGCCGGTACGTTTATCTCCTGTCTTCCCGACGATGCGCTCCGTAACTTCGCCACGGTCGATTGATTTGAATATGTCGTCTGCCGTCTTGAAATCCCATTTCTTACCGCGCAGAACGTCACGGATAGCTTGCAGGAATCTCACAACCTTGTTGTAAATACGGCGGGCTGGGCCATTCTCTGACCCATTCATAGCGAAATTCTTGAACCCGTCGGCAATGGCTTCTTCGTTCAGCGCCTCTTCTGTCAGCCCTCTGCCCTCATAACGGCTGTCGATATTGAACTTCTGACGCCATTTTTTCGCTTGTGCTTCCAGTGTACGCCACTCCTGATCGGTGAATGCACCGGCATCACGCAGGGCGTGTATCGCCTCGTGATCAAGGATTGATATGGGATCATCTGCCATAGAAAGCCAGATCACATTATCCTTATATGCGCCTTGAACGCTGCGGCCATCCTGCGTTCTCAAGTCTGCATTCGTGATAACGGTAATGTTTGTACGGTCGAAACCAAGCTGTTTCAGTCGTCTTGTCAGGTCATTTTCAAGGCGATTACGCAGATCAGAACCTTTGACGGCCTTTTCCTTATCAGCAGGTACAGAAGTCCACCCATATACCTCTTCTTCATCGTTAACAATGTAGAATTTAGAGTTCATGGCCTCTTTGTTGGCTTCCCAATAAGAGATTGGGTATTCGTCATAGACAACCTCGACCGGCGCGTTCAGTTTCAGATCGGTGTCGATCTCGTCCAGTTGCTTTTTCTTGTCGGCCAGTTCCGCTTCTTTCGGGAATTTATCGGCAATCTGGCTTTTCAGGACGCCGATCTCTCGCTTGTTGGACTCGATGGTGGATTGCGATTTTTCCTTGTTCTTTTCCATGCGGTTGAGCGCATTGGTCAGCGTCGTGATCGTGCCGGAGGCGGAAATTTCAGAATCCGCGCTCGATACCCAACGCTTTGCATCATCCTGACCAAAAGCCGGATCATTCAGGAAAATCTCATAGGAAGTTCCAAGGTTTCCGGTGGCAATAAACATATGCACATCGAAGCCCTGCAATTCGCCAATTTTGACGCCGCCTGCCGGTGTATCGACATTGTTTGCAATCAACCCCTTGATCGCCAGTTCCAGCGCCTCGGCTGCCTTGGCCCGCTCGTCATAGGGCTTCCCCTGCACCGTCATCAGGAATTTGTTTTCTTCCGGTGTCTTGCGCTTGGCTGCCGCTGTGGTGATGTCATCAATCCGCTGGTGGTGGTATTCGATACCAGCCTCTTTCGAGGAAATATCAGACCGGATACGCACCTGCTCGTTGCGGAAATTTTTTGATTGACGGTCCAGCTTCTCGACTTCCGACATCAATTCCGCCTGCTTCAATACGCGGGGATCGCCGGAAGTCATGGCTTTTGCCATGCGGAAATGGTCTGTTTCCTCGATGTCGCGCATCGAGGTCATGTTGCGGTCGCCTTTCAGGAACTGGATGATCGCCTTGGCTTTGGTTTCCAGCATCCCCCACATGGTCGAATCGTAGGAGCCTTCCGTGCCGTAGCCGTAAACTTCAATCTCTTTGTACTGGTTGCCTTGGCGAAGACCGCGACCGATACGCTGCTCCAGATCGGCAGGCAGCCACGGCGCGTCAAGATTATGGATCGCTTTCAGGCGGTTTTGCACATTAAGGCCGGTCCCCATTTTCGCCGTCGAGCCGATCAGGATACGGATTTCGCCCTTGCGCAGTTTGAATTGAAGCTGGACCTTCTTAACGAAGGTGTCGTAATCGGCAATAAAGGCCACCTGCGATGCCGGGACGCCGTTGCGGATCAGCTTGCGGCGGATATGGTCGTAGGCCGAGAACGATTTTCCATCTTTGCTGATGGTCTGGACGCCGAGATCGGAGAAGATAAGCTGCACCCCGCCTTTGATCGGCGCGGGCGAGTCATCGCCGCTGTATTTGTTCTTGAAATTATCATCCGAGGTCCGTTTCCAGACTTCAAAGACGGTTTCGATCATATCTTCCAGCTTGGAAGGCTTCTCCGGCAGCGTCGGGTCGATCATACGCATATCGACGGCGGCTTTCCGGCCCTCGCCAATGATGGACAGGATATTATCCGCGCCCTTGGCGTTCTTCTGCTTCGCCTTCGCCACTTCGTCGGTGCGATGCTCCAGATATTTCTGGAAGGCCATGTATTCCCGCGTCGGCTTGGTGGTGCGGATAATCATGGTCCCGGTTTTCATGGTTGGGCGGTCCACCAGTGATCCGAGTTCGTCGCTGGTAACGGTATCCATGAACATATTGACCTGCTGCGACAGGACGCCGAGATTCCTGAATTCCGCCAGACGGGTGACATTTTTGTACGCGCCGGACGGCTGGCGCTCCGGGTTGGTGACGCTTGCCGCAAACACCGACGACCACGCATCGAAATTGTTCAGGCCGTTACGCTCCAGTTCCTTTTCGCTCATATAACGCTGGATGGTGAAAATCTCGGCCAGAGTGTTGGTCAGGGGCGTCCCGGAGGCCAGAACCAGACCACGGCCCGGATTGATCTTCTCCAGATAGCGGGATTTCATATACAAATCCCATGACATCTGCGACCCAACCGGGTTCACGCCCTTCATTGTGCCTTGCATGGTAGAGAAAGACAGCTTCCTGAAATTATGCCCCTCATCGACCAGCAGGCCATCAACGCCGAGTTCCTCGAACGTGAAGGTATTGTCCTTGTCTGCTTTCAGGGAATCGAGGCGTTTTTGCATCGCCTCCAGCTTCTTTTCAATTGCGGAAGCTGTGCTGCCCCTGCTCTTTGACGCCTTTTTGCCGCCAGCTTCTTCCAAGGCGGCGCGGTACTTGTTCATTTCACGCTCGGTCATTTCGATCTCGAACATGCTGCTGACGCCGATTTTCTTGAAACCGGAGAAGGTGATAATCACGGCATCGAGGTCAGAACCGGCGACATTGGAAATAAACCGCTTGCGGCGGTCAGTGTGGAAGTTGCGCTCGTCCGCCACCATGATCTTGGCCTGCGGGTAGGCCTCCATGAATTCCTTGGAAAACTGCGCCAGCATGTGATTCGGCACAACAAACATCGGCTTCTTCCACTGGCCGAGGCGGCGCATTTCCATGGCCGAGGCGATCATTTCCAGCGTCTTACCGGCACCGACGGCATGGGCGATGTAGGTGTTCCCGGATTGCAAGATACGCCAGATGATATTTTTCTGGTGTTTCATCAGCCCCTTGGGCGCAGCCTGCGGCGAAACGCCAGCGTTCACATGCTCCCCGTTATACTTACGCGGAACGACATTGTTATATTCATCGTTGTATTTGCGATGCACCCGCTCGGCATGGCTGGATTGCCATACCCATTTATCGAATTTCTCTTGCAGGATTTTGGCCTTGTCATTGGCGGCTTGCGTTTCCTCGACATCGACAACCTGCTTGTCCTTGCCGGTTTCCGGGTCGGTGGTTTTGCGCGTCACCTTCAAATCCTTGCGCATCAGCAGGCGTTCCATGATGTCGGAGGCGCTGCGGCTGCTCGTCCCGTACTGGTTGATGTTTTCCGGGGCGCGTGGGTCGTGCGCGGTGACTTCCCAATGGTTGATTGCCTTGGTGTAACTAATGCTGACCGGGATATTGAGTTCCTGCCGCATGAAATCTTCAATCACCTTCGGCTCGAAATACGGTGATCCCAACTGCGTGTTGATGCTGCTCGGCTCGATGTCTGTCGGCTGCACAGCTTCGAGGGCGGCGACATTGCGCTTGTAAACCGGATCGCTCTCGGCCAGACGCTTGGCAAAGGCCAGCTTGTCCTTGACATAGCCGGAGAGATATTCTTCCGAGTAGATATAGACCGGATTGCCGGTGTACGGGTCAGGCAGCTTGTAGATCAGGTCCAGTTGCTCCAGTTCGTCAATCACCGCGTCCCGGTTGGTGCCGAGTTCCTTTGACATCATATCAATGTCAATGTCATTCGTGGTAATCAGTGAGTAATTCAGCGCATCAACAGCGGTTTTGATTTCCGGCTTCCTGATTTCGGCAATAATATTCTTCTCGAATACGTCCGTGGTCTTGGCTTCGCCGGTTTCCTCGTTGTAATTCTCAAGGATCATCAAATTATAATATTCCGGGTCGCCCTTGAACGGGTCTAGGTTCGGGTATTTGACCGTGATGTTGTCCGGCACATCGTCCGGGTTGAAATCTCCTTCATTGACGACTCCGCCAGCGGCCTCGATTTCTTCGCGGCGCTTACGGCGGATCGTGCCGATCTGGGCCGGAGTGTATTTCTTGCCGGTTTCCGGGTTGACCTTGTTCAGCAGGCTCGACAGGTCGATGTCGCCTTCATCGAATTCCTCGTCGGCTGCCAGAAAATCAGCGCGGAGATCGTCGCGGGCTTCCTCGATCTGACCGGCGCTCGGCACCCGCGATTCTGTCTCCGACTTGGTGATGGGGCCGTATTTCTTGACATAGGCGCTGTGGTGCTTTTTCAGATCCTTTTGCGCCGCCTTCATGGCCTTGTCATCGCGGGCCAGCATTGCTGCCATTGTCTTGCGCAAAGCGTCCCTGACCGGGATCAGACCACGGATTTTCTCGGCTTCCGCCTTGGTGATGCCGCCAGCCCCTTTGCCGCGCATGGTGACAGGGAAGCCCTGCTTGCCATCGACCTGCATCAAAACGTCACCCTTCAAATAATAGGTGCCGTCTTTGTCCGCTACGTCCATGTCGATATGGCCGACATCAGCCTTTTGCACTTCGGAAATCACGTTTTCCGGCAGGCGCTCGATGGCCTCTTGCAATTGCTGTTGCAGGTCCGCGTTCTTGACCGGGCTGACCGTCAATGTGCCTTCCGCGTACATGCTGCCTTCGCTGGAGAAGTTACCAAGCACCATTTCCGGGTTATTGATGAAATATTCATTGACGACGAATGGTTTGCCGTTCTTGTCGGCCAGTTTGAGTTCTTCCACCTGCGACCATTTGACGCCGTTCGCTTCCTCTCCGGGAAGGCGCTTGCGCAGGAAAATGATGTCTGTCACGACTTCGGTGTGCGCATTGGTCTTGAAGGCGGTATCAGGCAGGCGGATTGCCCCAACCAGATCAACTTTCTCCGCCATCATGTCGCGGGCGCTGCTGTCAATCGTGTCCATGCTGTAGCGGCTGGTGACGAAAGCCACGACTCCGCCCGGTGCAACCATGTCGATGGTTTTGACGAAGAAATAATTATGCAGCGACAGGTCTTTGTATTTGGCGTCGCCCTTGACTTTCATGCTGGAAAAAGGCGGGTTGCCAATCGCGGCATCGAACATATTGTCGGCATAGCGGGCCGATGTGAAATCGGCATGGCGGACGCCGAATTGTGGGTAAAGAATACGGGCAATGCGCGAGGTCATGCTGTCGAATTCGAGGCCGGAATAATTCAGGTGCATCCCCTGCGGCATCATCCCGGCGAAGTTACCAATCCCCATGCCCGGTTCAAACACCGTTCCGGATTTCAGGCCGAAACGCTCCATTGCCTGCCACATGCTGCGGACGACAATTTCCGACGTATAGTGCGCGTATTGAATGGTGCGGCGGGCTTCGGAATATTCTTTCTCGGTCAGAAGTTCCTTGACCTCGTTGCCGAGACCCTTCCAGTCTTCTTTCAACTGGCCGGTGCCATCGGGGAAAACATTCTTGACGCTGCCCCACCCGGTATATTTGGCAAGGAGTTCCTGTTCTTCCGGCGTCGCGGCGCGGTCTTCCGACTCGATCTGCTTGACCAGTTTGATGATCTGGATATTGTCTTTGGCTTTTTGCCGCTGGCCGCGCTTCTCATCGAGAGCGCCGACCGGGATGATGTGATTTTCACCCTTGGCGTTATAGACCGGGATTTCAGCTTCCGGGCCTTGCGGCTCTAAAACTGTATCATTTCCGCGAAGACTATCTCCGTCGCCACGAACTGCGCTTCCTCGCCCATCCCCCGATTCTCCTTGAGATTCTTCACGGTCTGGTCGAACATCTGCTGCGCTTCCTCCGCGACCTCGCCCAAATAGTCTTTCAATGTCTTCGTCCGTACCAGTTCCCGGTAGTCCTTCGGCGCTTGCTGCGCCATCGCCATCTGATACGCCTGTTTGAATCGGGTCTTGCTGAACAGTTCCATTTTTGGCCTCCTGCAACATTTCTGCCAGTTTTGGCAGATAAGATTGCGCCTCATTAACAATTTTATCAAATTCCTGCTCAATCGGCAATTTTGCGCCGTCCTTGAACTTCACCCCAACGTCCGAAAACTCGATAAGTTTCAGGAATTCGTCAAAAAACGTGTTGAATCTGGCGCGTTCCTCGCCTGTCGGGTACGGGATGCCCCGGAAACCGGCGTCTTTCGTGACCGTGCCATCCCCCACCCAATCATTGACCAGATAGGGCGACTTACCTGCCAGCGTGTCATAGATGAAGGATTCCCATGCCCGCGCCAGCAACTCTTTCCCGGTCCCCCAATAGTCCTTGCCGAGCGCGTCGCCCTCGCGCTTGAACTTCGTCATAGGGTAATAGTCTGGATTCGTGGCCTTACTTAGAACAATGCGATTTAGATACTCCCGCGCATGGCCGACAGCGCCGTAATCCATCTTTTTGTTGCCGCGATAGAAGGCGCGTTTATCCAGCAGGAAATCATTGACCATGCCCTTGATGTCGATTTTCACATCGCGCTCCAGCGACATATAGGCAAGGTCCATCAATCGTTTAGACGCAGCATCATTCTTGCGCAGGTTGAAGTCCAGCGCGTGAAGCCATTCGTGCGCTACAGAACCGTCGCCCTTTGTCTTTGTCAGGTTGATGACGTTGGTATCCGGCTCGAAATGCGCGGCGTGTTCCCCGCTTCCACGGCTGCCGAAGGCGAAACCCAGCTTACCGCCCAAGGAGATATGTTGCGGCGTGATTTTCAGGCGCTCGGCCATATCCAAGAGCGCATCATAGGCGTGGTTGATATGCGCTTGCCCTTCTTTTGCGTTGACCCATTCCCCGAATTCGACGCCACGGAATCCGAACGTATCCTTGAACTCCTGCGGCGTTATGTCGCGGCCATTCCTGCGATCCGGCAGGCCGTCGCGCACGATATGCTCCAGCTTCGGGCGCACCATCGGCTTGGCGCGTTGATTCTCTACGATATTCCAATCATCCGTGATTGCTCCGAATGTGTCCCATTTATTGTCTGAAAACAGGCTGCGCTCAAGGCTGTAATGCTTCTGGAACTCTTTCAGCAGGTCCGAGAATTCTTCATCTTCCAGCGCGTTTTTCAGTTCCAGCTTGAATTCTGCAACCGTGTCGGAAAAGGCAAACATATCGCTGATGCGTGAGCCGTATTCGATAAAGTTTTCAGCGGCTTCGATAATCGCCTTCTTTTTCTTTTCGATCTGCTCGGCTGTATAGCGCCAGCTTCCAACCACGAAGCGGTCGCCGTCGCGTTCAATATTTTCAGAGAACAGGATTTTGACCTGTTCTTCCCATCCCGGCATTTTGTAACCGTATCTGCTGCGATCTCCCGGACTGATTGCGCCGATCTTTTTCAGGTGGGCGCTGAAATCCTCAATATTATCGAGCAGGGTCTGCGCAAACCGTACCGTTCCGGTGGTCTGTTCCTCGCGCTTTTCGATATTGAAAACAGCGGCCTTCTTCGTCGCGGCGATGATCTGCTTTGCCTGCTCCGACGCCTTGGCCTTCTTCATCCGGTCTTGGAAGGCCCGCTTGCCATCCATCTTTTCCCCAACATCTTTCAGCTTTTTGCCGCGCTCTTTTTTTGTAATATGGCCGTCTTCTCCGACGTTATATGTGGCACGGAAGAAAGCTCCGCCGTCATCGGTCATGTTTGACACGAAGATTTTTTCGTCAGGGAATTCGCGGAACAAGTCATCTACCAATTTCTTGGCGTATCCCTTTCTCCGCGCCTCCTGCCTCGTAACAATGTTCTGAATATAAACGCCGCCGTTATACAGGTTAATGTCAGCGCCTACCAATGCCTTGCCGTCAACGGTCAGTTCCTTATACCCGAACATTTCGCCGCCTCGGCTATCGTTCACACTGACATCAGAAATTTTAATGACGGTGGATGGCGTCGTCGGTGCGTCTGGTACTGCAACCTCTGGGGGTTGCAGGGGGGGTGATTCGGCGGCGGGCTGCGTCGCCTCTGGATAAAGGAATGATCTTACATCGTCTGAAATACTGATCTTCCTGCCGATCCCATCGGCAACAGAAAACGCGATGCCGTCAGCAGGGTCTTTGTAATATTTTGAAACCCTTACGGTCACGCCAACGCCATGACCCCATTGATCGGCGCTCTTTTCCTCAAGTTCAGCAATGATCTCCAGCGCCTCTGCCGGTGAAAAGACATACATTGTAGGGTCTTTTCCGCCCTTTTTGATGGCTTCATACAGTGAAGATTTAACGGCCACGGCCTTTACTGCATTGACCTCACCGCCGCCAGATTCGGGCTGCTGGACATTACCCGGTTCCTGCGCGGGCGCGTTCTCTGGCTCACTCGGCGCAGGCCCAACTTCCGGTTTTTCCTCCTGATTTGAAAACCCAACGCGACGCAGGGCATCCGATCTGGCATCCTCTTGAGTTTGTCCAAAACCATTTTCAACAGACCAAGGGCTTTTTCTTTCCGCTACAACCGTCCATTCTCCTTCATTCAGTCGCTTTTCTTCTGCGGTCATACGCCGCATAGTCTCTTCCTGAACAGAGTAATTCCCTTCATCTTGTGTAGGGGTCATTGGTTTCGGCTCCGCCGGTGGCGTGAAGACAAAATCAGGATCGAACAGGTAATATTCCGCCGAATCCTTGTCGGCAGGCGACGGCTTGCTCAGGTTCGCCTCAAACTGGCGGGCGTTGAACTCATCACCACGCGCCCGCGCCTCGTCCAGCGCGTTCTGCATGAGCCAATTATCGACGCGCTTAATGGTATTTGCCGTCTTTCTGTCGTTGCTTGTATCGACCTTCGGGAATGGCGATGTTTCACGTCCTGTCGTTGTCAGAACGACTTGACCTGCCGCCAGTTTCATTCCCACCGTGCCCTGCTGCGGACCCTGCGTAGCCTCGGCGGGGGCCGGTTCAGCATTCTGCTGCTCCGGTTGCCCTTCGGCCTGTGCAGGCTCTGGCTTGGATTCTTCCACGCTCGGTTCAGGTTTTATTTCTTGCGCTGGCGGTTTCGTGTCCTCAAAAGGAACATCGACAGGATACTTTTCCTCTGTCGGAACAAAAGGATTATCGTTCTCAGGCTTTTTATAAAGCAGAGGCTTCTTGGTGTTCTCGTTTTTCAGCCAATCTTTGAACTCCGCCATGGTCATGATAGTGACGGCACCGACACGATGCTCAGCTTTCATATCCGAGAACCCGTCTTCGTATGCGCTCATGGCCTCTTGGATCGTGTTAAATCCGACCAATGCCTTATGTTCATCGAACTCCTTCGTGTCTTCATTGATCTGATCAACAACGTAGACGTTCTGAGACTGGTGGTTGTCACCGATATAGACATCAACGTGGTCGCCATCGGCTCCGGTAGTGCGCTTGACGTATCCGTAGTGCGCGGGCATCTGGACTTGCCAGTTTTTGCCGTAGCGATCTGTGCCGCTTCTCATTGAACCCTTCGCGTTCTCGATAGTAATTGGCAGCCCGCTTATACTGACGTGGCCCTTTTTGTAATTTCCGGCTTCCTTCTGTGCTTCTGTCGGACTGACATTTGCAGACGCTGCTGCCTGTGCGACATCGATAGCCTTTGTGACGCCCCATTCAGGATAGCGGCGCTCAAGCTCTGCTGCGGCCATGTTACGGCGCTGTACGTTCTTGCCGTTATAGTGGTTCAGCAGCTCTTCTTCGGACAAATCAGGCAGAGAATCTTTGAAGGTGCGCGGTCCCATAGGTTCCGGGGCAAGGTTCTGTTCCGGAACTGCTTGGTCTGCCTGTGGCGCGAGTGGCGCGTCTTTTGATTCCAATTCCTGACCGGGGGAAGCTGGTTCCATGGCCGCAGCCAATTCATCCCGTGTCGAGACAGGCATTTGACCAATAACCTGTGTCGTGCCGTCGCCTTCAAAAATCGTGTGTATTTGGCCTTTTTCATCAATAACTTGCACCGTCTGGCCAATGGAACTATTTTGTACGCTCTCGACGGTTCCTTTTATGACCTCGCCATAACCGTTGACATGCTCAACGATGTTGCCGGGTCTAAATCCCTGCTGGGCTGGTGCCGCACCAGTGGTATCCGCCATAGGCGGTGTGGGAGAGGGTGCGGCTGCGGGGGCGACTGCCTGAGTGACAGGTGCAGTTTCAGGGGACGGGGCGGGGGGGGATTGCACCTCCGGTCGCTGCATCGCAGCTTCCAGATCATCGCGGGTTGATCTTGGTGGATTTTGTGGTGGTGTCTGATCTTCTGGTGGAGGCTCTTCCTCTTTTTCCCTCTTCCCATTAATTGCACGGTCCAGTGTGTGCATAGCGCCGGTCTGTATGCCTGTTGAAACCAACGTAGAAACCAGCGTCAATGCCATATCTTCTGGCAGTGCATTCAAGTATTCAGAGAATGGCTTCTCTGGATTGAGGAAAGCCCATTCATTGAAATTCTGCCATATTGTAGCAACCTGCTCTGACGGAACCTCTGTAATCATCTGATGGCCGAGAGTTTTTAAGAACCCCGATCCAGCCTTCAAATCTCCGAGAAGTCGAGCGACAGGAATCTTCTCGGTTAATATTTCAGAGCCGCCTTGCATGACAGCGTATTGCAAGGCTTCTGTCGGTGTTTTTCCTTTATCAAGCGCATCGCCTGCTGCCGTCCCACCAGAGACAAGACCGGCGGAAGCAAGAGCAGGTAATGGATTGCCAGTCATAACTGACATGGCGATACCCGGTGCGTTTGATGCGAGTGATTGTATGCCTCCGTAAACACCTCTTCCAATGATCCCAGCATTTTTCATGACGGGTTCTATTGTTTGCTGATTTGATGTCTTAATTCCGCCCTTCATTTCATGTGCGAAATCTCGTACAGCACCGAAAACGTCCTTATCTCCGGAAGGATCAGAGCCAAGCATCTTTAGACCCTCATCAAGCGGGCCTGTAATATAATCCGATCCTACGCCTGATATGGCTTCGACCGTTCCCCAAACCGACTCAGGAATAGCGCCAAGCCCAGCAGCAACCGACCTTGTTACTTTCTCTCCTGTTCCAATATCCGCAGGAGGAAGACCTTTCATTGCCGCAGAGAACAAAGGATCGTCGCCGCCGATTTCCGGTGTCGCTGACGATGGCGTTTGCGCCGGTGCTGGCTGGCTCAAACTTCCTAATGCTGCATTGAAAAGATCGTCGTTATTGTCTGCCATCAATTGACCCCGGCGGCGTTAAGGAGTTGACGCGCTTGTTGCTCTGTGGCACCTCGCTGTATCAATCCTTGCATAACCTGATCCGGTGTCAAGCCCCTGCCGCCAGCAGAAGCGGGCAGGAGCATTTGTTGAACGGCATAGACGCCTTTGTTCTGTTGCCCGGCTGGTGTCGGCGCTGACGTCATCGCTGGCTGAATGTTCCCAGATGGTGGTGGCGCTGCTGGTCTTTGGTTGTACAAGCGGTATTGGGCGGCAGCGTTCTCTCCCGCCTGCTGCGCTTCTTCCTGAGACATAAGACCGCTGGAAATAGCTGCATTGTAAGCCTTTGAATAGGCTTCATATTCTCCATTATCGTCTGCCGCAGGAGCTGATGCAATGATGCCACCAGCAGCGTTATACCGTGTTTGGCCCGGAGAAAGGGAAAATCCGTTGTTTTCGCTGCCCCCGACGCGGTTTTTGAGTTTCCAGTTCTCCAGAGCAATCTGCTTTTGAAGCTGACGATCTTCCGGATTGACGGCGGCACCGGCAGCCTTCTGTGCTGCCAACAGCCTTGTGTTCATATCGCCCTGCGTGCCCATCCATGCGGTCGTGAATTTCTGGGCGGCAGCGGCATCGTCGCCGTATATCTTCCCTGCCAGCGACAAGCCTTTGGCCATGTCAGCATTACCATAGATTGATTCAGGCACTTGCAGGCCCTTCTGCTGGGCGAAATAACGCGCCTCATCAACATACCCGTCGCCAGCAAACTCGAAAACCTTGAGCATATCCTGATCATGCTGCCTTTGTTTGTCGTCGATAGCCTTCTGCTCCGCCGCTCTCTTTTGTTCAAGCTGCTGTGTTCTGGCGTCGAATGCCTGAGCAACAGGGTTTTCGCCTTGTGATAATCCTTGCAAAAGGTTCTGGGAAACCATTACATCACCTCGCCTTGACGTGGGGTATTCCAGCGAATGTCATCATAAGCTGTTGGCTTATAAGACGAATCGCGTCTTTCCGTTTCAGAACGCTTGAGCTGATCTGCAATAAGCGCCCCGACATCACCGATAGCCTGACCCTTAATGCGGCCCTGACCAATGGTATTGGACGCGCTGATATCTCCGGTATTCATCAGTCCTTGTGATGCGCTCCTTCCAGCCGAAAGGTTGAGGTCGGAAATGTTGTTGCCAGCGTTGAAGTACTGCCCAGATAGATTGGAGGCCGCCTGATCTGCGCGGCTTCTGTTGCTGTCCATGAATCCAGTTCTCATGCGTCCTTCTACGTCGTTGACAACGGCTGCCGTTGCTCTGGCAGAGCCGCGAAGACTTCCACCTTGCAGGGAATCAAGAGAGGTACGGCGGGCATCCTCAAGGGCTAATATCTGTGCCGGTGTGAGCTGCTCTCCCCGTCCGATAACGCTTTGAAGCGCCATCAATCCGGGTGATGCCATTTGCTGCTGCCTCTCCATGTTGCGCTGGGCAGTTCTTATGGCCTCCTGCTCTGCTGCTGTAGCCTGCTGCTGGGCCGCGACTGCCTGCTGGGCAGCCTTATTGTTGTTGTCGGATGCCTGTTTGGCTCCATACAATGTGGCACCAGCAGAAATTATTGTCGGTACGAAGTCCCAAAAACTAGCCATTCCTCTAACCCATCAGACCTTGTGAGAGATTGCCATCATTCACCAAAGGATTCTCACTTTCATACGCAGAACCGGCGGGCATCTGCTGAACATTTGCCTGACCTTGCGGAGACATTCCCTGTAACTGCGTTCCCTGTTCGAACAAGATACCAAGTTCGGGGAAGAGTTTAAATAAAACAGGCACCGTCTGCGGCGTTATCATTTGGTCAAGAATCATCATTTCAGGCTGTGAAAGCTCCTGAACGCGTGAGAACAAAAGCATTTGCAGCTCTTCGCCGTTGATCTCCGGGCCGCCCATGCCTTCTTCAAATTCATCTTGCATTCCATCCATGGGTGCTTGCGGCGCGGCAGGTGCGCCAGCGGCGGCTTGTTGCGGCGGCATCTGCGGTCGTTGTTGCATCGGCATGTTCATAGTCGATTCTCCTTAACTGTAAAATGACGTTTTTCTATCAGTGCCGCGCTTCATTTCAGGCGTAGAAATCAGGCCGCGTGATGCGCCGTAACTGTCAAGCCTTCCGCCAAGATCGCTGATCGACGAAGATTCGGCAAGCGCCTTCTGGAAGAAATCGTTATATGCGGAATCCGGACCCAGATCATAGTTCCGGCGATCACGCAGAACAGCAAAAGCAGCAGCACCGGCATCACCGGGCTTTTCAGATATGCGCTGATTTGTGTTCAGATATGTTGTTCCCTGATCTTTCTTGCCAATATTGGTTTCAATACCAACACCAGTTTTGAATTTAATTCCCGTGGCATCTTTGAAAGAGTTCAGGATACCGCTGATTTGATCAGCATATTTGCTGGCAGTTTCATTACTGCTTCCTTTTGTGGATACCTTCGTTGTTTTATATCTTCCTTGCTCATCAGGATACATCTGCAAGCCAAGCGTAACGCGAGGCGGTTTTGATCCACCGAACATTTTACCAAATACCGTGCTTCCAAGTGTGCTTCCGATCCATCCGCCGATTCCGGGAAGGATCATATTCCCAACGGCGTAACCGATCCCAGAGCCGATACCGCTTGCCGCCGCAGATTTTGGAGAGCCTCCCGCCAGTAATGTTGAAATTGCAGAACCGAATCCAGTACCAACGGCACCGCCGATGCCAGCCCCAGCGGCAGCCTTTGAAACAGAACCGGACGTTGCCGGACCGAACTTGCCGCCCATCGATCCAAGGGCTGCGTTTGTTGCCGTTGCCCCAGCGCCAAGACCTGACGTTCCGCCTAATAGTCCGGATGAAATTCTCTCTTTTGCTGCATTTACGCCTAATCTCATCCCATCTGATGTCGAAAGACCGCTGGCTGCCGCTGCGCCTACCCCGCTGCCTAGTGAAGATGTCGCAAACGGGACGGCTGCCCCGAGGGCCATATTTGTTGCAGCCTTGCCCATCGTCATGGGTGCCGGTGCATTTGCTGCGTTTGCTTGTCTTACCAGCCCTTTTGAAGCGGCTGAGCCGCTGTCAATCGACGGCTGAACGCTCTGTGATGGATCGACAGACGTTCCCTTTCCGATGTTGACAGCGTTCTCGTTTATTGCGGATGAGACATTGCCTTGCGGATCAACGCCAGAGCCTACAAAATTGGCATAGCGTGAGCCGCGATAGCTGTTACCGTTGAGTAAATAGAAATCCTGCTCTGACAATTCGACCATCCTAATTTCTCACAAGTTGCCACTCATAAGTAACAGTATTTCCCACTCCGGGAGCTGCCACTATTGTAAACGAAAAACTGCTAGTTCCATATGTTTTTGTGCGAATTGTAAACGCCCCTGACGCTGGCGAAGCGACTACAGAAATAGGCTGAATTATGACTCTGTAATTTGTATCCGGCTGGGCAACGCCAAAGTTTACAGTCGCGGATGTGTTGGCATCGGCAATATTAACGGTTCCAGATACAAAGCTGGCGATGAAGTCATTAAGACTGGTTTGCAGCGCGGTAACTGTAGACGTAAGACTGGTAACATTTGTCTGTGCCGCCTCAGCCGTATCCTTGGCCTGAGAGGCTAAAATAAATGCCTCATTGGCCGTTTTTTGGGCCTGTGCCACGGTGGATGTCTCAGGATTCGGCAGGTTTGACGTGTCAAAATCGATATCGCCGCCGGATATCTGGGCGTTAATATAATCGACAGATTCTTTGATAACCTGATATGTCCGATAGATGTAATCGACCAGAACCGGGTAATCCTGCTGGGCGTTGCCGGTCGAACGTGGAGGCGTTTCCAGCGTTCTCGGGATAGGTATATCGGTATCTGTATTATCGTCTGACATTACCGCACCACCTTGGAAATTTCGACTTGTAGCCGTCGCAGCTCGAACTCGCAATCATCAGTCACGGCAAGCTCGAATTGCCACGTATCAGCGATGCCCTGCGATCCGAACTCTATATCCATGATATCATTGCCTGTTTTTCCCAGCTCTCTTGTCTGGGTATTACCGAATCCCTTTTTATCAGGATTGCTCCTGAACATTATTTTTGGATTGACTTCATACGTTCCGACACCACGTTTGATCGTCATTTTGACGCGCTCTATCCTGATTGTGCCAAGATTATCAAAATGGGCAGTGCGGATATAAGAACGCTGGACTTGACCGTCATTGTTATAGGTTTCAGGGGATAGCTGGTAAATCTTACCCTTGCCGCCGACAAATGTTTTTCCCCAGATCATGAAGACAGAGCGACCGGGCCACAATGTCGGTACTCCATTATCCTGATCCCAGCCAAATATCTCAAACCATTGTCCACGGCGAATATCGAAGACCGCCGTAAATCCTTTTGTCCCGTAGAAGTTTGTCGCTTCCGGGGCTTGAAATATTATTAATTTCTGGCCTTTGATATAGGCTGGCGCGGCCCACGATTTATCTAGGCTTCCGATGTTATCGAAGCTGTACCTGTATTCTATCTCTTTCTGTATGTCGTCAGAAACGCTCTGGCTTGTTTGACCTGAGAGGCGCACGAACTCATATTTCGAGTTAAGGCCCCATGCAGCATTGTCAGCGTAGCAGAATGTCCATGGCTCACTGATACCGTCACCTGTTGACCAACGACGGAAGAATGGAACCTGAGCGCCGACGTACCTTTCATATTGCTCGATGCTCTCCTCACCGCTGAAAAGTATCTCATTGAAAGGCGTAATCAGCATGGCATTGATATTGTCTGGGTTTCCGTCAACGCCAAATGTGTTCAATCCCGGCCAGCTCTTGAAGTTATTTGGCTCAGAGTACTGGAATCTTCCGCTGTCTTTCTCGACGGCCATAACATAGCCATCAAGATATCCGACAAATGAGGAAAGCGGTGCATCAGCACTCAAAACGGAGTTCTTCTGCCCGTCGTATTTAATGATCTGGGCACCGGCACCCATCATCAGACCGTCACGCGTGCGGGCGAAAGAACACCTGTCACCGCCAAGCACTGGCGTACCTTCAATAGCTGAATACAGGCCATTCTTATCTATCTTGAATGATCTTCCATCCGTACTGACGGCGATCATATCATTACCCTGACGGCTCATGTGCAATTCACCGCTGCCGCCAACATCAACAAACTCTTTCAGGCCGGGGAAACGAGAAATTCCATTGGATTCTGTGACAAAGCAGTTCTCCAAGGCCGCGAACGTGCTGGTTAAGGCACTTTCATCCACGTTCTTGAAGAGCTTTTTATTCAGCTCAATGTCAATCCAGTCGCCCATCAGTTGGCCACCACGTCAACATGAACAGTCCATTCTACCGTCTGGCTTGTATCACCAGTCACACGCAGTTCAACCTCTGCACCGTTAGCAGCAAACACCGCAGCCCAGTTCGCGTTTGTCTCGTATGCTGTTCTCAAGTTTATGTTTCCGACCGTATCGAGGGATACGTTCTGGTGACTCAACGTACCGTTTACTGTTGCGCTTCCCGGAGATCCGTTATCATCTATGATGATCTCGTTATCAAGGAACTCTCCATCAATATTGATCAGCGTCAATGTTCCGGTAGTGCCGCTGTCGCTGTCGGCCTGAATCATGGCCGTTGCTCCGCTTGACTGTCCAGTCACTGTGCGACCGGCAGTGAAGTTTGCAGTCTGGGTGTCGTAACCGAGGGTCGATCCGGGACGATATGCGCCGCATCCTACATGATACATGCCTCTCTGCGCCACGTTTCTGCCGACGCCAAGGACTTTTGCGACAAGATACACAAGCTGGCCCGGAACAAGGCTATAGCTCCACGCCTTCGTGGCGGCATTCCCTGTGGTCACGCCAAATGAAGCTCCATTCTTTGACGTTGTGGACCGCAATAGCTTGGTTGTTTCGCCCGTAATCGTCACATTGTCGTCTTCGAAACAGTCTTCCAGCAGGATCAGGTTCAAAAGTGGCGTACTCAGGGTGAAATCAACGTCTTCAAGCTTCATATTCTTGAATACAACGTCCTGCGCTGTGCCTGTGAACTCCAATTCACCGCCGAACATGCGGCCATTCTCGAACCGGACAATATAAACGTCGTTATTCTGCTGTGTCGCCGGTGTAAGAGGTGCCGTATCGTCTTGAATATTGATGTTTTTCGTATTCGTATCCCACCAGCAGCCTTCAAAGCGCATTTCTTGCGCCCCGTTTATGTCGAGTGCGGTGCCAACGCAAAGCTCAAACCCTACGCCTGAAATATTAATGTTGTGGCATACACTGTCTTCGTATGAAAGTGACACGCCAATCACAGTTGCGACACTGACAAGGCCGCCTGTCCATATAATGTCTTCAAAAGCAGCCCCGCCACCGCCGCCACCAGCATTCAGATCGCCGTGAAGCTTTGCGCCAGTGTCTGTGTTCTCAATGGAAAGGTCATTCCAAACATGGCCTTTACCACCGAGGAAGTGCAGGCCAGTCTCGAATCTCCTGACCATGACGGAGGAAAATACAGTCTCATTGTTTCCGACAGATCGAACGCCGACGCTGTTTGTCGATAGCGTGTCTCCATCCAATGTGATGTCCTTGAAACCAGCTCTGGAACCAACCAGCGTGAAACTGACGGCACCCATGACGCTCTTGAGCGTCGTTGCTTCCCTGCCAGCCCCTCGGATTACAACGCCCTCTGGTATCTCGAAGTCGTTGATATTGTATGTTCCCGGAGGTACGTAAACTTCACCGCCATTCGTGAGGGCAGCGATTGCAAGCTCCATCGTGGACGTATTTGTAGCAGCGACACCGCCACCACCAGCCACAAAGCTACCGTAGTTCTTCACATTAACAGTCTGAGACAGATAATCTGACAGTGTAACTGCATGGTTTGATCCGTCGGCCTTCACCGTCGCCTCGCTGGCATCCTCTCCCGTGAGTGTAGAGAACGGTGGACGGACGATTCCGGTTGTCTCAATTCCATCGATGCTCAGGTAATATGATGTTCCGATATAGAGCGGGGCATCAAACTTGCCAAATGACGTACCATCAGGGTGAGCCTTCGATGAAAGTGTCTGCGGGTTATCAGCCGGTTCAGTCAGGTCTTCATCAAGAAACAGTGACGCCAGCGTGGTTGTGCCGGGAAGAAGGACAGATACAACCGCACCACCATAACCCGGCCTCCAGATATCAAATTCTGCAATGCGTCGTGTCATTTTGCCACCCCTTCGAGGTAAATTAATGCAGAAACTAAGAGTTCTGCGTTATCTTTGAATCTTGCAGGTAACACACAGCTTCATTTTGCCACCCACCCAGACGATCCGGTTCCAGATTCCTTGACGTACAGGGTTGTGTTCGCGCCGCCGTCAAGGCGTGTATAAAGAGAGCCAATTCCTGCTGTGACAACGCCTTCCGGAGAGCCATTCCCATTGATAATGACAGGAAGGCCAACAACGCCAGTGTCGTGATCAGGCGTATTACCAAGCCCTGTAACCGTCATGATTACAGCTTCCTCGATATAGCACGGCTGCTTGAATTTACCGTAGCTGTCCAGCGTTTGGGGGTTTGCCAGTTTCTGGCTACCCGTCAGCGTCGAGTAAACATCTGCAAGCTGGGCCGTCTTCTCACCATTTAGTACGGTGTAGAAAGTGACGACTGCATTCACATACAGCTTATTCGATGTGCTGAAATCCTGAACCGCTGTCCTTGAGCTTGTCATGTGTTTACCTCATGTCCTAGAAGAGCGCGGCACGTATCGACCGCCTCGGCGTAGTCTAAAATCAGTTTTGCCCTCGTCTGGTCAGTGTAAGGAGGGCGTGGATAGTACGGGTGAACGCACTGATTGGCCCGGTCATTCGTCGTGATGAAAACGCTCTCGCAGGCGGTCAATGACGTAATCAACAGCAGGGGCAGGATAATCTTTCCCGTCCCCAGCAGGCATGTCTTTATCGATCTTTTTATAGTCATTCCTGACCTCCGTTATCTTCTTCTGTGCCTTCTCATCTGCCTGTTTCGCAAGCTCTGCGTATTCAGCGTCGCATCTTTTCCGTTCGTCCTTGCGTATGTGTCGATCAACAGCCCAGACGGCCAGAAGTATAACCACGGCAAGCACCAAAGGAATCGCAACATATTTGAGAATAAATGCCTGCGCCTGTGGTGGTAAGGGGATCATATTTTTTCCTCTCTCATCCATTTTGATACGTCAAACGACGGGCATTCCTTGATCCATTCGTTCGATGTAATCTTGCCATCGCCGTTCAGATCAGGGGAAAGGTCGCGGTGCCCGAGAACATGAGCGCCCGGATATTTGGCGCGATAGCCCTTAACCTCTCGTGACAATGCCCGGAATTGTGCCGGGGTGAAGTTATTCTCGGCCTTGCCGTTCTCTCCAACACCGCCAATCATGACAATTCCGATGCTGGTATGGTTGTATCCGGCGACGTGTGCGCCCTGATTATCAATCGGGCGGCCCTCCTGTACGGTTCCATCGCGCCTGATGATGATGTGGTAGCCAACGTCTGACCATCCATTCTTCTTGTGCCATTCGCGCAGGGTTTCAACGCCTATATCCATGCTAGGAGGCGTCGCGGAGCAGTGAATAACGATAAACTTCGTCGATTTTCTCTTCATTTATCCAGCTTTACCTCCAGCTTTGCGACTGCGATGGAAAGGGTATTGATGGAAGCAGATACTTTTTCCGATACCTCTAAGTGAACCTTGTCGCTTTTCTCAATAGCTGCCTTTGTAGAATTATGGCACTCCTTGAAAGCATCCATGAACCATCTGCAAACGAACGCTCCACCTGCGAAGATCACCAGAAGCAGTATCCCGGCAATCCCGTATTCTGTAAGACCTGAAATGTCGATTGGTGCCATTTTCTCACCTATAGTAATTACATTGTTGACAAGGCTATTCCTAATCCAAAGCAGGCAACACCACAGATTCCCTCATGGATAACCCACGGTGCCGCTACAATCTTGCTTCTCCACTGTTCAATTGACGTCCCAACAAAAGCTGTCGCCGGGTACAGAGCGCCGAACCAGATCAGGCTTGTATCGTCGAATAGTACAGCCATACAAGCTCCCATATAAACGCCACGAATGATGCCGTCTTTCCATCCTTCCAGCATCATCTTCATGTCAGTGTCGTCGGCGCTGGGGTACTGTTGCTCATTTTCATCCCAGTTACCTTTAAAACCGCCAATCTTCCCGACAATACGGCCCATCTTCGGTGATACGGCAGCCAGCCACATAGCCATGGCAAACAGGAACGGCACAAAACCGTAATCCGAAGCGACGATCATGTAGAGAACAGCAAACAACATGCCTGACAGTGACTTGCCGTCCATAAGCCTGTGTACCAGCCATTGAGGAATTGACAAGCCGCCAATCGGATGACCTGACGCGTCGTGTTCGATCCCTGCCTTATGCTCAAGATAAAGCCTGAATGATCGATGCTGACCACCTTTGATCAGATAAAGAGCGCCACAGATAAGAAGAATGAGAAACGATCCAAACATTGAACCTCCATTTATTTTATTCATAAGAAATGTTAATCGAACCAGCGTCAAATGTATTTGTACCGCCAGATGTAGTGATGCGTAATCTATCAAGAGTATCTGAAAGCGCCTTTGACCCTGCCGTGTAATAACTGCGGGCGGAGTCAGAGCTTGCGAGAACGCCAGAGGCGGCCCATAGGTTGGTAGCACTATCGATAAGCGCGAACACGATACTTCCGTGGATGACGTTCGTGCCAGCTGCTATTGTGATTCCAATCCCTGCCGTATAGTTTGTAGTTGCAGTGGCTGTGGTAGCCGTTGTGCAACCGCCAAGATAGCCAGTGTTCTCAACCCCGCCACTATCCCCAAGCTGAACCAGAATAGCATCTGTTCCGTTGGTTGAAACCCCGGAGAAGTTTACCGTGACACGCTTTACCCCGGATGGGATCGACGTGAAATCTACCGTAGTACCAGAAGTTGTCGCTTTAATAGTGTCCAAGGTAATTGTTGTTGCCTGCCCGGGCTGTAGGGCCGTGTCTGCATTCACCAGCGATGTTTGTACGCTAGAAGCCAGTTTGAGAAGCGTTACGCTTCCATCAGGCAGAACGACCTTGAATGTAGACCATGTTATTGATGTTGTTCCGATTGTTCCGCCGCTATCGATTGTGCAGATGAACGTATAGTCAGCCCACAGTGTCCCGCCCTTGACAGTCACCACTTGCCCTACCAGCTCGTCCCATGTGTCTGCATCGGTAGCGCGCGTGAGTATCCAAGGAGTGCCGCCAGAGCCAACCTGCGTGACAACATAAATGCCGTTGTGCTGCGTAGACGCCTGATCAAAGACGGCCAGCCTGTCATTGGCAACCAGAGTAATACCATCTTGTGCTGATAAAGCGCCGTTCGCGTTTGCGGTAAGTGTTGCACCGACACCGCTTGAACCATTTGAATACGTACAGGCCGGGAGAGCGCCTGTTGTTCTGGCCTCGACTGGCGTTCTCCATTTCATACCATTCGACGCTGCTTCTGCGGCATTCTGTGATACGAGGGCGGCAGCGGCAGATGTCGCCGCATTTCCTGCCTGCGTGGTCGCAATACCGGCTTGCGTGGTGGCCGTTGCCGCCTGTGTCGTTGCCGTCGATGCGCTTGTGGAAGCATTACTGGCCTGTGTTGTCGCAATACCGGCCTGTGTCGTCGCCGTTGCAGCAGACGCGGCGGCAGCGGCGGCAGCGGCATCTACATCCGCAGTATTCACCGATGCAGACGTGACCGGCAGCGGATATTGAACGGGATTTGCACGAATTTTCCTGATACTGCGCTCTGCTGTCTCTGTGATGTTGCTGATTTCGGCCATCACATAGTCCTCAACCCAGCAATCAACGGTCAGCTTGCCATTTTCATCAAGCGTCTGAGGGTTTGAGCGCGATTCCGGACCTGTTGATTCCTGATAGAGCGTCGCCAGAACGCCCGTGCTTTCGCCATTTGTGTCAGCAACGTAAACGGCGACGGTTGCATACGCCAAAAGCTTCTGAATAAGACCAAATTCTGCTATTCGGGTTCTTGCCATCGCTTAACTCCCGGCCATTGGGTCTTGAATTGGGGGTTGACTGGAATTGTACTGACCATCGCGGCCCATAAGCCTGTTCTTGAGTACCATAGCATCATCGCGCAGGCGGTTCAGTTCGGCTTCTGTCAGGCGTCGCACGGGGCCACAGCCCAGCTCATAGGCCAAAGCCTTCGTACACCACAGATACCACGACGGACGCAGGCGTAAATCACTGTCAGCCGCGCCAGATGAGTCAATTGGATCATGGTATGTCTGAAAACGGACGCGCAATACCTGACCAGCATCGACGTTTGACTGTACCGGCATGGGGTAAACCTTCAACACCGGCTCAACGGCGCGTGTGATTACAGCCCGCTTTGGTGCGCCGGTGTCTTTCAGGTTCTCTTCTGCCCCTTGGCTCTCATACATGATCGTCAGGGGATCGACATTGCCGTAATTATCGACCAGCGAAACACTGAATACGTTCTGCGCCTCGGCAGTATCGGCGTAATCTGTGAGATTATAATCACCGACACCTGCTTCCACAGGGATATCGACGACGCGAATGAAGCTGGTAATCGTGCTGATACCTGCTTCCGAGTTCAGCATCATTTCAAGCCATTTCAATGATGTGCGTAATTCACCTTCATCAGCTTGAGACTGAGAAGCAGGGAACGCCCCGATGTTTCGCAGGGCGTTCTCTCCGACTTGTTTAGCTGTCTGCATTGACGGCATTAAGCGCCTTTCGCTTCTGTTTTAGCGGCTGCCTTTACGTCAGCAACCGTGATTTCTCCGTCTTTTCCCGTGCCTTTGATCTGGCTTATTGCTGCTGTCGAGAGATTTCCATCGGCATTCAGCTTCATTGTCAGCTCAGCAGCTTCGTCGGAAGCAAAGTCAGGAAGCTTCGGAGCCTCGGCGGTTTCCATTTCAGGATCGACACGCAGGCCCGCAGCATTGGCCGCCGGTACTGCCGTCATTTTATCAGGCGTCATCATTTTCAGCTCGACCTCAACGGCGACCGGGTTGATTTCCTTTGTGGCGGGCATCAGAGGAACATTCGCACCGGGCAACGATGCAAGGTCAACCTCTTCTGCATCATCCAGAAGATCGTCAAGGCCGTCGATTGTTTCATCATGGCCAACATTATCAGGGGCAGAAGCCGTCTTGATAAAATGGATGATCTCGGAACGCTCAAACGGCTGGACAAGGAACTTCTCGCCGCCGGGGCATGTAACTGCGCGGAGTTTCAGGGATTCTGTCGTCAGCTCCGAATAACGGGCGACAACCTCGTCTTCACCGATCTGGAAACGAACAGCGTCTTGCGTCTCTGCCGGACGGTCAATGACAACATCATCATCGTCTTCCTTCACGGTGAATCCAACCTGCATGAACTTCATGCCGATATCAAACGGCAGGCGCAGACCTTCACCTTCTTTGAACTCAAAATTCTTGACCTGACCGCCAATAATCAATTGGTGATTTCGTACCGGGCATTCGCTTGTTGCGCTGCTGTCGAATACGCGAACAAATTTACTTTCCATGACCTTTATGTTCCTTCTTTGATAAAAGCCGGGGCGGGATTGCCCCGGCTTTATTTAAATCAGATATACCGCGCTATTACAGCGAGGCGTACGGCAGTTGCAGCGGGATGGTGATAAAGCCTTCTGCCGTATCAGTGCCAGCCGTCAGTGTGTAGCTGATTGATTTTGCAGTACCGTCGCAAACAAGCAGTTTCTTGTACGACGTTCCAACATCACCAGCCACGTCAGCACCGGCCAAGAAATTATGGACCAAGGCACCGAGCGTTGTGGAGGCAAGGTATGTTTCGTTGCTGCCCGTCGTCACGACGGTTGCACCCGGAACAAACACGGCAGCCGCGACAGACGCCAGAGCCAAGAAACCATTGGCATCACCGCCTGATTCACTGGACAGAATGCCAACGTCAATCGTTTCCGTGGCATCCAGCGTCAGAACATTGACGCCAATACCATCGGGAATGACGGCTGCATTTGTCGGCAGATCAAAACCGGTGTCTGTTTCAGTCGTCGCGGTCGTGTCATCGATGCTGAACGGGATAACCATGACGGTATCCAGACGGCTTGTATCGATGTAGAGAGAGTTCGGACCAGACGCGATAACGTCCTTGATCACAGTGAAGTGGCCAGTAGGAGACTGAACGAACAGGTCAGCCTTGCTCACGGAATCAGCGGTATAGAACTCAAGAATACCGTTGGTCAGCGATACAGGGTTTGACAGGGCTGCACCGTCTTCGTCATAAAGCGTGGCTTTTTTGGCTTCGCCGTTAAGAGCGACATACGCCTTGCCACCAGCGGTCTGGATGGCGGCTTTTGTCACCATATCGACCAGTTGGATACGAAATTTCCTCATTTGGATTTCTCCTTAAAAGATTGTTCAAAGGGGGTGAGGGCCGCTTAATGCGGCCCCCATGTTGGGTTAGATTTTCGCGTAGGTCTTGACAGCGACGGTGCCATAGTCCTCTTTCGTGCCGGATTTCGTCGGCTTGAACTGAGGCTTGAGGATACCGAGCATCTGCTGATAACCAATCGACGGCTTGCGGCCATAGTCGTTGATATCACCTTCGAGCCATTCACCACCGCCAAGGGTCGTGAAGCCCAGAGCGCCAGCACCCATGAGGGTAGCCTGAGCGCCGTCAAGGTTGAAGCCTGAGCCCCATTTATCAACACCGCTGGTCAGGCCAGTTGTGTTGATAACCTTGCGGTGTTCGTACAGGATCAGACCGTCAACAACGGCCAGAGCGTTACGGAACAGCGGGTTGTTGGAACCACGATCCGCAGCACGGCTGACGATTGTTTGATAGTTTGTGTCCGTCACCAGATCACGACGCTGCTCCGGAGAAATGACCATCGCATAGTATTCCTTTCCACCCTGACGGATGGGGCGGATACCCTGACGACGTGCATATGTCTTGGCCTCGACGCAGAGGTTCCAAGAGAGCTTGTCGGAGTTGGTCAACGTAGCTTCCGACGTTGCCGTACCAGCGTATTTGATCCGGTTTGTCGAAGGCGCTGTCACATCAGACGCAAAAGCAAGCTGCGGGAGCTGGCTTGCACCACGAGTGGACAGGTCAACCTTTTTGGTGTACGGACGGCCTGCGGCTGTCAGGAACATCAGTTCATCGATCTTATCCGGCAGCCAGAAAGCCAGCTTGTCTTTAGCTTGTTCGCGGAAACGGATAACGGTCGCTTGCTCTGACATCTGGCCTTTGGATTTAACCGCATGTGCCAGTTGGTCGATCTTGATGATCTGAGCGTCGTTGACCATTTCCTCTTCGTTGCCAGTCAGGTCGTTATCGCCTGCAACGCCGTCGTTTTCGAGGTCGTTGACAAGCTGCATAACGCACTCAAGGCCGCGTGTGGTCTTGGTCAGTTCATCGACACGATGAATCGGGGTGTTCATGTTTGTGCCGATGAAACCGTTGGATTGCCAGAACGATTCGTCCCGGAATTGAATCCAAAGTTTACCAGCCCAGACCTTCTTTTGTGCCGCTGTAAGAGCGCCAAAGTCGGTAGCAGTCATGGCATGTTCTCCTTTTGCCTAGTGTGGGCGCGGATCACCATGATCTCGGCCCGATTAACGGAAACCTGCGACCTTCTCCAACAGCTTGGGATTCCTTTGTAAAGCGTCCGCAACCTCATCTTGGGTCATGTTCTCGATGTCTTTTGCGGTCAATTCTCTGGATTCCTGTGCACCGGTTGGTGAAAGCTCAGGCGGTTGTTGATCTGCAAGGTCAAGTTTGGTAGCCCGCTGTTGAGCTGTTTCAGACCGTCCCTTGTTGTTCCCGTTGGCATTGGTAGTCTGGATGTTCTTTCCGGTGTAGCGCGGGCCATATACGTTCGTCAGCGCGGCCTTTTCCTGTATGAGAGCCAGCCTGGAAGCTGCACTGCCATCATTGGGATTGATCCCTTTGGCGGCGAGATTCTGTGCGGCCTCTTTTGTGATCTCTGCCCAAACACCATCGCGGATACCCGCAGGCAGGGCGTCAATCTCGGCTACATACGGGTGCTGCTCCTGAATCCTTACGGCTTCGTTGTTGATTTGCATCTGCCTGTTGTTGGCAGAAACGACTTCAACAGCCGTATTTTTGGCGTTCTCTGAAATAGCGATAAGCCGCTGTTCATCGAGCGCCCTGATTTGCCTGTCTGCCTCAATCAAACCCTTCTGCATTTCAACGAAGCTGATTTCTCCGTTTTCGTACTTCTCACCAAGATCGATTTTTTTATCTTCGATGCCGGTAATCTGGGTTTCAATCGCATTCGCAGCAGGCTTAGGAGCTGCCTGACCTCCTTGCTCTTGGCCTTGGATCGGTTCTCCTTCGGCTTTTGCCGTTGGGACCACCCCTTCCTTGAGCATCTTGGTCTGTGTATCCACAATTCCTTGAAGATACGTGGTCGCTTGTCTGTAGTGGTCACGCTCCGATAAAACATCGTCAAATCGAGCCTTGGGAATCATCGGGGATTTGTTATTGTCCCCTCCTTGCGGCTGACCTTTGGGTTCTGCTGCCGGTGCCGCCTGCTTCGGTTCGCCTTGCGGCTGATCTTCTGCGGGCTGGTCGGCGGGTTTACCTTCGGCTTCTGCTGCAATTTCCGCTTCTGCTTCCCGCATAGATTTCAGCATCGGATCATCATCCTCATACTGCTCTACCGGGTCGTTTTCTGCGGGATTTCCTTGGTTTGTGGGCGCTTCTTGGGCGTTCACGTCTTCGATTTGTTCGTTTTCAACGGGCATTTCTGTGTCCTTTTCGCTGACTTGCGGTTAGCGCCCGAAAACCCGGCGGCGGCTGGTGCATTTACGCCATGCACCGGGCGGAAGCGTCATATACCCCTGACGAATGGGATGATTTCAGAATGCAAAAAGGCCGCCTCGCGCAATCAAGCGCGAAAGCGGCCCGGTTTTTCCGATACCATGACCAGATTCTATGTGTTTTCTGTGATCAGGTCAACTCTTGGGGATCGGGCTTGAAGGTTTCCTTTACCTCAAGTCCAACGCACTGTCCGGCATTGAACGTCAAGGTGAATGTCCCATAGAACTTCGGGTTGATGATCTTCATGATTTTGGCGATGGCCCATTGAAGGCTTACCGGCATACGAATCTCCCAACCTAATTTTGCGTCAGTTTTCGATAGTGAGCAAGACGGCGTGCGCAAACTCCGTTCATTTTAATCTAAAATTAAGTTAAGGCATTGATTTTAAAAGAATATCGGCGTGCGCAGATTGACAAAAGAAAACCGCCCGTTTCCGGGCGGCAAGTTAAGAGGTTCACGGTTGATCAAGTATTCTAACGCAAAGTCGATAGGGCTTCCTTGTTTTTCTGGTCTTCGGACAGCATGAAATCGCCCTTCATGGCCCGCTTACCGAACGCCTCTTCATATTTCTCCCACGCCTGATCGGCCAGATTGCAGTAATAGTGCTTGCCCGCAGTGACCATATCGATGAACGGAAGGTCTGATTCGACAGTGAATTGTGCATCTGCGTCCTCGTCCAGCCAGATCATGATGATCCGGTTCCACGCATTGTCACCATCGACGCGCACTACTTGATCGCTGCCCGGCGGGTGGGTGTAGCCGACGATCCAGACACCATCATGGGCGACGGTACGTTGCAGGGCTTCACGCATTTCTTTGGCAAAATGTACCTGTAGCTCGTGCGGATCAACGTCGATTACCGATGGAGTATAGTTTCGCAGTGTGATTTCACCGCGCATACTCGGGGCCTCTGGAACAAGCATCCAGTACTGTTGCTTGAACACGCCACGGTCGATGTCGAAACCAGCTTCTTGCCAGAGGCGTTTGCGGATCGCGGGTGAGTTCCAAATATTTTCAGGTAAATTAGCCTTCATGTCTTACAGTTCTTTCTTCACAAAATATGGGAGAGAGTAAAAATATCCGGGGTATCCGATGTTCATCTTCTTGTCATTCAAGAGCTGAACAAATTTGGTACGTTGCTCCGGTGAAAGGTGCTGGAAATAAAACTTGGCGTGATTGATAGCGCCGTTTGTTCCGAACTGAATGAATCTTTCCTGCCCATCAGTTGGATCATAGCCCTTTGCAATTTCTTTCTCTTCTGGCGTCAGATCATTCCAGTTCTTGTAGGAGTCGCCCGGTTTGAAATTAGCAGAGCCAACAACGCGCACGGAGTCAGGGTTTTTATGCGGCAGATCAACATAAATCTTGTAGCTCTTATCGGTTGGACCGAGCTTGTCACCACGTTCTATTGCTTCAAACAAATCGTCCGGGTGCATCGACCCACAGTAAGTGCAGGCGCGATATCCATCACGATCATCCCAAACGTCTCCTTCCGGGAATGCCTTGGCAATATGCGGAGCCTCTTCACGTCGAGGGCAAAAGTGCTTGTCTGTTGTATCTGTCATTTATCATACACTCCCATGTGCGCAGCCTTGAGGAATTCCAGTGTGCCAATGACTTCTGCGCCCGTCACCGGATGAGGACAATTCATTACGTGGTCTTCGATAACCGCGTTGAGTTTTTCGTACAGCGTCGAAACCTTTGGGTTTGCTCCGATGTTCGTTACGTTGTCGTTTGCGCTCATGATGCCATCATTTCTGGTGTTCCAGCCGCAGGACCAACGGGCATACCACCGCCAGCAGCAGGCGCACCCGGCGGGGGCAATGCTGCGGCACTACCGAGCAATGCCTCTTTCCATTCGTCCTTGCGCGGTATTGATGTCTGATCGATGATCAAATCAGGACGCGTTCCAGCCATGGCCTGACCAATCGGGCCAAGCTTCTCAAGGATCATCATCATTTCCTCGAACTGGCCTTGTTTGAAGGTCGCGCTGATCGGTATTTCATCGATATTGACGCTGTACTTGCCGATTGTGATGTCATTCATACGGGAAATTGCATTATCCCCGGTCATGATCTTCTTGTTGATCTCATACGTCGCCATGTTGCTGTCTTCACCTATTACGCGGAATATGCGCTCTTCGGTGTAATGGTTCTGGAAGATTTCGAGAGCCTTGCGTCCCTGCACCTTCTTGGACCTCGTGAAATTGTCCTGATAAGGCTGGATCGAAAGCACGGCCTGACGCTGGCGGGCTTCGATGGCGCGGCCAGATTGAACTCTATCAAGCTGCCCGAGGGCGGATTCATTGATCCCGCTGATCTCGTGAAGGTCGATGGCGTTCTTTTCTTCCAGTCTGTCGAGGCCCTGCGGATAATTGCCGGGTTCAAGGCGGCGCGGCGCTTCTGAGTTCGGGTTGCTGCGGGTCCATTTCACCGCGATACCGGGGGCAGAACCGTAACGGCGCAGGTTTTCTTCCTGCTCAGGGTCGAGCGTCTGGCTTTCATAAATCCACCCAGAGTTTGCGTTTCGGTTCAGAATGTCCGTCATGACGGAGCGTTTCTTGTTGACCTCACGCTGCGGGTCGATCAGGTCTTCCAGCATTCCGCGTGTTGTCCCACGGCGGAAATACGGGAAGAACGGTATGAGGGTGTATGATTCATACGGCGACCAGCTATCGTGCAGAAGTGCGTCGGCGCATGTGACGGTCCAGCGAATGCTTTTTACCGGGCGAGGCTTTACGACGACTTCATTGCCGAGGTTGGCCGCATGGTCAAGAACGGCCCTGATCCGGTACTGCTCTTCCGGCTTCATCCATTCATCCGGCACCGGCTTGCGTTCGCCAGTCTCAAGATCGATGAAACATTGACGAATTTGAGTGATTTTGTACTGGGATTCCGTCAGGCGCAGGCGCTTGGCTTGGTGATCAACAAAATCCGTGTGGTAAACGTCGGCCCAATTGCCCATGGCCTTGTCGTCTGCATACTGGCCGAAGAATCGTTCAGGCGAAATGTCCTGTTCGCCCAAGAAGGAGAGAAGCTGCGACGTATGTGCAGGGGAAACGAGATTTTCAACAGCCTCAGCCGCACCGATACCGTACTTGTCGCCCACCTGATCAATGCTGGTCCAGTATGATTTCTGTAAATATGCTGCCCCGCCATCGTCCTCGTTCATGTCATAGGTGCAGCAATCAGGGTCAACGTAAATGCTGAATGGGTCTTCGGATTTGATTTTAATCTCGCCAAAATCGTTGTCTGTGAAGCACAGGCGGGCATCCCACCAGCCGCGCCCGGTAATCAGGCCGTCAGAAAACACCTCGGAATCCGTCCATTTCAGGTCCATACGGCCAGCCTCGGCCTGAAACATGGCGTTCAATACCTTGGAAATGTCCTCAGAAGACCGGGAATCGGACGTCGGCATGAAGTTTACGTCCATGCGGTTCGACGTTTGATAGCCGATAACAAGGCGATAGAGCGTGTTCATCTTGTTGATTGTCAGGGCCGAACGCTTCATGGCGGCCAATTCTGCCTTGGCTTCCTCGCTCCACTGGTTTCCTTCAAGGAAATCGGTGCAGAGCTTGCCCTTTTTGGCCCAGCGGTTATGTGGACTTGCCGCCCTCATCCATCGGAGTGAAAGGCGGCGAATGAGTTCCCAGTCTTGATTCGGTAAGTCTCTGCCTATGCCGTAACCCATGAATCCTCTCCTAGAGATTGCCGCGATTTAGAGTTTCGCAGCCCGTCGCCTAAACCAACACCCTTTTCCGGGATCGCCACGATGTTGGGCTTCTGGATCAGCCCTTGTTCCTCCAAATCACAGAGGCGGGCCAGTGCGTCCAGCATATCATCATGGGCCAGAACCGGGAAAGCTGTATATTCTTGCTCGACAAAAACCTTCACCAGATCGACGGCGACACCCTGATAATCGATCTGGACACAGGTTGTCGGCAGGATGATCTTCGATTTACCCTCTCCGTCGCCCTCTCTCCATCCGTTCTCAAAGTGTGAAATAAGGCGGAGAATCCGCCATTCTTTCTTCATGCCGCCGCCGACCGCGTGAATGGGGAACTCGTAAAGGTCACGCTGCTGGATGATTTTAATGGCCTCTATATCGGCCTGCATCCCGTATTCTTCGTATGCCACGATCCCCGGCTTCCAAATCCGGTGCAATTCCATCAGGGTTTCCGCCCGCTTTGTCAGATTCATGCGGTCCCGGCGTATGTCAAGCACCCGATATTGGCCGTCTTCTCCGTGCCCGAGAACCCACATGGTCGTATAATCGTTGTTTTTCCGCTGCTTAGACCCCGCCGGATCGACCAGAATGAAGCGCCAGAGCGCCCGCATGGCCGTTCCACGGTCAACATCTGCGTACCTGAGCCACTTGAGATTGAAGCCCATGGCCTTGTCGGCTGTCGGATCAAGCAGCATCTGGGACGAGAAGACATACGGACCCTGCACCTTCCGCTTGTGCATCAGCGAAGCCTTGTCCATGAGAACAGGCTCGCCGGTATCCGTGCCGTCCACGGTCGCCGGGTGAATGCGGGGGGTTACAACATCTGAATCCAGCATCGTGCGGTAGGTGTCGAAGAGGTGGTAGCGTGTGCCGATGTACCGAACCCGGCCACCCTCTGCCCCGAGGTTATCTGACATTTGCCATGACGAGGTTGTTTTTTGGATTTGCTCGGGCGTCGAAACGCTTTCCAAAGTAACCACGTCGTCGTAAATGCGCAGGCTGAAATGTTGTGAGGTAGGCTGACCGTCTACCAATCCATGCGCCTCAAGCGTCGCGGCCTTCGGATTTGTCTTCCTTTTCAGGATGATACCGCCATCAATCGACCATTTAGGGGCCTCTCGGATGGGATCGGCCCAGAAAATCTCGGGCCACAGCTCATGCAGCTCAGGGTTTTGCTCGATTTCCTGCTTGATCTGGGCCAGAAACCCCCGCGCAATCCCCTTGGTGTGGCTGAATATGGCCGCCGTGACCTCGGGGTTGTTGATAAATTCAAAGATCGTGCCGCCAAAAGTGATGATCGTGGACTTGTAGTGCTCCCGCGCCCACAGATCGAGGTGGTTGTCCGGTGCCCGCTGAAACTCCCGGCAGCGTTCGAACAGCCACTTCCGCATAATGTCACGGCGTTTCAGGATGAAAACCATCAGGAAGAACAAGTCCTGACTGCCAAGCCTCTTTTTCAGGGCCTTAATAGCATCAAGGCCGCCATTATCGGCGGCATGTTGCAGGGCATGGGCATAAAACCTCACCGTTTGTTCGTAATCAAGCGCGAAGTGTTTAGGCTCCATCTACCTTCCTCGCAGCTTCAAGGGCAAATGCTAGGCTGGCGTCTGTAGTAGTAGGGAGGTCGGTCGGCTCACCGTCTTTGTCGAGAGCCTGAATCGCTGCCTTATCCGCAAGGCCGAGGTCGCGTGAGATAATATTGGCATTTAGCAAACCAGCAGCAGCAGCATTGAATTTCTGCGTCTTTATGACGTTTTCGATCATTGTAATGATCTCGGATAAATCGGCTCTATTTTTTCTCCAATCGGCCCATGTGTCTTGGTTAATGTCGAGGAATATACACAATCCGAGGATGGTAAATGGCTGCATTTTGGCGCAGGGTTCGTGCGTGGCTGTACCCTCGTAGAAACCTACCTTGTCCTCAAAAAGCGGGGTCGAGGACGTGTACTCGAAATATTCACAGGCGCATTTCCACAGAACTTCTGGGTCCGTGAACTTTGGCTTCCGGCCTGCGCTCGAGCGCCTAAGCCAAAAGCGGTTCCCAAAAGTGAATTGTTTGGTTTTAGGATCGCGTCCATCTTCTTTGTCATTTTCGTTGCTCATAACCCTGATATTACAGGAATTTAATAATTTATGGCAAGGCGCAATAAAAAACCGGGGCGTAAGCCCCGGCTGTATCAGATTCCACCAAAATACCTTCTTGGCGTTCCGGCCCCTCCGGGCACCCCAAACTGGAACATATTTCCTTTGGCCGCCCGGCTTTCTGATCTGATCTTCAATTCCTGTACGGTCATATTTGGGTCAAGAGGCTCCAATATGTCGTCGTGGTGCGTCGGGTACGCCTCCACCGCCAGCTCGATCTTTAACAATTGCGGTGGCAGCGGCCACCCCTCCAAAGGCCTGCGTATCGGCGTCCTGCTCATTTCCTCGGGTCTGCATACAACCCGCGATCCGTCTCGCACGTCCTCATAGATGGCATTTCCATCGTGGCGTTGTGCCACGAACTCATACTCATGGTTTCCCCTGTCAAAAACTGTCTGCATTTTCCAATTCTCCTTAATATATGGTTCCGTGTTCGATCAGATCGCCGTGGTAATACTCGAAGTCCACGGTCGATTTTACGCGTTGAAGCTCCACCTGCTCTCCGTCGTCGTCATAGGTGAATTCGATCAGGAAGATTTCAGCAGAGGCAGTTTCGCCGTTTTTCCAGCCCCCCTCGTCTATGCATTCCTGCTCGAAACCTTCGTCTGCCTCTTCTTGGGCCTGATCCATGGTCGTAAACTCATGGTCATAAAGCCGTCCGTCGCGTTCAAATGTCCAGTAGCTCTTCATTTCAGACCCTTATTTTTCTCATTTTGCGCGTCGGAAGCCGGGGGTCGGCCTCTCGAAAACCGCCCCCGGCCCTTTCCCACGCGACTAGGAAACTTTACGGCTCGGCCACTGATAGAATGGCTTGCCGAACTTTGATACATTGTCGATCTGGTTGGTTTTCCACTTCTCAGCCCTGCCGTCGGCAAACCCGATCTCAAGGATAGAGCATCCCCAGACATGATCGCCGGTCAGGATGGCTGATTTATGCGGGCCGACTTTCTTCTCCATCTTATCAATGAATGCCTCGTATTGCTCGGCGGCTTCGCGCATCCGGCGGTTGATGTATGTATTTACGCCAGTCTTGCATATATCAGCATAATTAGGCTCTTCTGAATTCATGCCCCTTGTTGGGTTTCTGCGCTTGGTGATTTCCAAGAAAACTGCCCGTCTGTATTGCATAGGCAGTCTTTTCCAGCGCGGCGTGTCTGGTCGGGCGATTGGAGCAGCGACGTCAATATCATTGTTCGAATTGATCAGGTCATAGGTATAACGCCTGATGGCGGTCTGCGCCGCTTCCTTGGCGTAAAGCACTGCCTGCTCTTTCAAAGGCTCGACCGCAATGCGGATAGGGGTTGGCGTCTTATTTTTTTTCATGATCTTCACCTTCTCATGTTTTGGATGGTTTTAAATTCCGTGACCAGCTCGGCGCGGCGGTCCGTGAATGCCTTGCTGTTCGCACGCCCGGCCTGTTTCGCCAGAATGTCCAGCATGATGTCAAAGGCCCGGCCCTGCGGCACATGGCCGTTGCGCAAATCGCGGGACACGGAGTCACAGAACCCGCCTTTGCCATCTTCCAGCGCCGTTGCATACGGTGCCAGCGCGGCCTTGATCGGTTTTAATCTTTCTTGTTCAGCGGCGTGCGCCAGTTCGCGGCGGTGTTCTGCCAATTCCCAGTCCGTCATGCCGCCGTTGCGTTCGCGCTGTTCCTGCAAGCGGGCCAGCCGTTCCGCTTCACGCTTGGCGGCGCGTTTTTCACGGGCCACGCGGCGGCGCTCATGCTTCACGGCATCCACCAGTTCACCTTCACCCAGTTTCATGATGCAATCCGTGCCCACGCCGTACAGCTTTCCATCACCCCGGCGGACAATCTGGATGTTCAGGATGGGCTGGCCGCAATGGGAACAGGTGCCCATGCCCGCTTCCAGCCGGGGCGCGTCACGGAACGCGGCGGCGGTATCGCCAAAGGCTTGCTGATGCGCAAGCGCCGCGCCCATGTCATATGAACCCAGATGTTTATAGGGTCCGGGACCAATGGTGTTCTGAAAAGGATGGATGAAAACCTGCTCCATCATGCACCACACAGCCTTTCCATGGCCTGTATCCTGTCTGCTTCGCCAGCATCCCATTCTTGTTTGCGGAACGCGGCGGCATCCGCCTTGCTCATGCGGTCATAATCAGATTCCAGCACTTTGCCCGCGCCATTACATGTTTCACATACACGGTCATAATTTCCAGCAAAATAGTCCTCGATGAAGTCTTCTCCGAGGTCTTCCATCTCGTCCCATGAATAGGCTCCGAGGTATGCGCTCGATTTACCCTCGCCGTCACACTGGCCACAAATGCACCATTTTAATGGCAGCTCTTTTTCGGTTCCGTCAGGCATGTAGAGAACGGTCTTTCTCATGCCGCACCTCCATGCTGTATTGCGGTTTCAACAATACACTTGGCAATAATGTAGTCACAGGTCGTATGAACTTCGCCATTGGCGATTATGGTGTAGAGGCCGTCCTCAAAACTTACAAGCATTCTATTCTCCTATTTATCGCGTGGGTTGAGGGTGCTGGTGTTAGGGTTGTGCAGGGGAGGAATCCAGCACCCTCAATTATCAGACTAGATCATTGTCGAAAACAAAGCAATGATATTTTATTGCTTTTTAAACGACAATAGCTATTGACCGGCAGCCGGATAATGTGCTGGAATGAACTGGCGCGAATTGTCGCCCGATTACAAAGGAGAAAGAATGTTAAAGAAAACGCTTATATCATGTGCGGCTCTGCTTATGGTTTCGGCCTGCACTACGCCTATGACGGTCATGAAGAACCAGAAGACGGGTCAGGTCGTTGACTGTGGCGGAAACGTCAGCAGCTCTCTTGCCGGTGGCGTCGTTGGGTATCATATCCAAAAGAGCCATGATAAAGACTGCGTTCTTCGTTACCGCGAAGAAGGCTTTGAAATCATAGACACCATTACAAAATAAGGAACCCACGCGATGTCTAGGAAATTTTTTGATCTTGATGGCGAAGAAACCAAACGACTTCAAGAAAGCCAACGCCAGAAGCGCGAAGAGGCTCTTCACCAAGAGCTAGTCGCTATACGCGTTACCCTGCAAACTATGTGTACGCTGCTTGTTCAAGGTTCGGGAGCGAAACAAATGGGGGGATCGGCACAATGAAAACCTACCTCATAATCCTAGTAATGCTGACGGCTTTTATGGTGGGGTTTTGTTCATATCTGAACGGATCAGACATTGAACGCTGTATCGCATCCGGCAAAAGCCGTGGCGAATGCTTGTCAATAATCAACCCGTAGGATCATAAATCATGACCCGCGTCCTATTCTTCATCGCCGTTGCTGGTTCAGCAATGCCAGTCTATGCCGCTGAACTACCCGCAGGGCATGACTGCAAGCGCGAATGGATACAGGCTTGTGTCCGGTCAGATCAAGACCCTTACCGTGACTGGTATCCGCCGAAGATGTACGACGCGAATGAGATGGCGGAGATCATGAAGCGGTCCCGGCATGTATGCGAGTTTGATAATCGTGGCGACTGCGCGGATTGGCCAAAGGAATTGAAGGCTGGATCAGTATATGACCATCAGTTACATGATGGTGGTGACGGTACTGTGAATATGGAGTAACCGCGCCTGACGGTTTCAGGCTTTTGAGAAGGAGAAAAAAATTGGAACTGAGCATTAAAGATATTAAGGATTTGCTTTGCAGTAACTCAAAGGACGATCTGCAACCGTTTGAGATAGGCAAGGCGTACCTCATCCGCACAGTTACGCACATTGATCTCGGTATCGTGAAGGCGGTTGGTGAGAAAGAAATCATCCTGACGCAGGCTTCATGGATTGCTGATACGGGTCGCTTTCATAACGCGCTGAAAGAGGGGCCGACCAAACTTAATGAGGTCGAGCCTTATACGCATGACGTTATATTGGGGCGCGGTGCTTTGATTGACGCTACAGAATGGCCGCATGGTCTGCCACGGGAGCAAAAATAATGAACGCCGCACAGTTACGCACTGGACTAGATGGGTCGTGGTCGCGGTCGCGGTCGTGGTCGGGGTCGGGGTCGGGGTCGTGGTCGGGGTCGGGGTCGCGGTCGTGGTCGGGGTCGTGGTCGGGGTCGGGGTCGGGGTCGGGGTCGCGGTCGGGGTCGGGGTCGGGGTCGCGGTCGGGGTCGGGGTAATACTTTATAACAACCCGCAGGAGGGGATGATGACAACAAATAGTTTTCACGAAAGAATTAATGACCATGCGCTTTCATTCGGAATGGTGCGCTACTCAACAGGAGACAAGCCCAGTGATGATTATATGTGGAGGATGGTAGTTAGCCGATATTGCGGATCAGACAAAATGGAAAGCATTAATGTGACGGTTTCTGACCTAGTTAGAATTAAATCGTTCTGCGACAAAGCGATTGATTTTCTTATGTCAGACGGCGGGAGAATTGCAACAATAAGTGAGGCTAAAAATGCTAACGAATGAATACCTCGACGAACTGGAACGGCTGTGCGAGGCGGCTTCCGGGACGAAAGACTGGAACATGTTCACCGCCAAAATCCCTGCGCTGGTTGCAGAGGTCAGGAGGTTGTCAGAGTGGCAGCCGATTGAAACTGCGCCGGGCATGGAAGACTGCCAGATTTACAGTAATCGAGAAATGTTTTCTGCTTACAAAAACAGGCAAGGTGTCTGGGTTGCCCCCGATCCACGAGGCGTCGGTCAGTGTTTCATTCCAGACCAACCCACCCACTGGCGACCGTTACCCGAACCGCCGAAGAACGCCAACGAATAGGAGAATGGAATGATTACGATTGAAAATTGGAAACCCGTTACAGAAGAATTGCCATTTGGTAATTACCTAATAAAAAACAATATTAATGCCTTCGGGAAAGGTGGAGATATGTCTCACATATGGCATACGCATATGGTCCACAAGGCTTCTAATCCGGTACATGGTCCTTACACCGCATTTCACGGGACCAACGACGCGCGTGTTTGGGGCGTTACCCACTACATTGACCTTGCACCCGTTACCAAAAAACGGGAGAAAGCATAATGACCGCGCAGGAAGCTTTAGACAAATTGAATGAGGCCGGATCGGCTGGGTTTATTTACGAGGTCGGTGAGGCCGAAATCCGCCGCGCCCTTACCCTGCTGGCAAAGGTTGAGGGTGGGGAGTTCGTGGTGGTGCCGAGAGTGGCTAGTGAGAAGATGCTGAACGCCGCAATGAAGCAACGATATCACAACAGCGCGGCGTATCTTTGCGGCGAGAAGATAAGCGGGGTTGATGGATGCCAGCGTATCTACACCGCCATGATCTCGGCAGCGGGGGATGAGTGATGGGAGTAGATGAATACGGCCACGTAACACCTTGCGATATTATGCCGGAAATAAAGGTTAGTTTCGCGCTTTTGTATGAGAAGGGCAGCGAACGTTTCTCTGGCGAAATGGGGAAGCAGTTAGCATTACTTGAAAAGGGAAAACAAAATGACAATGCCGGATGAATTGACCGTAAGCCGTATAAGATTCGATAACGGGTACATGCTGACGCTCTTTGACTATGGAGACAATCCTGATCCGGAGAGAACGGTTAGCAAATACCACCACGAGCGGATCGTCACGTCCCTGCGCGAAGAGAACGAGAGGCTGCGGGAGACGATGCGTGGATTGATTGAAGGCTCCACCGCTGAATTTAACGAGAAGGGCGCTGGCGGATATGCTCTTGCGAGATTGTCAGACGCCCGAGAAGCATTAGGAGAGAAGAATGAGTGATGAATTGAAACCATGCCCGTTTTGCCAAGCCAGCGCGTTCTATAATTTCACCGATGCAGGCGCAGATCGAAAGTATTATAGGGTGCATTGCTCTAAATGTGATGCGCGGATTGGCCATCCGTATATTGGAAAAGATGCGGCGAGAGAAGCATGGAACACCCGCACCCGAGCGAATGAGCGTGACTTTCTATCTAGCCAGTTAATTTTAGCACAATCACACGTTGACAGAATGACACCTTATGAAAGAAGTCATGTACAGAATGTGATTAGGCCAGCCCCACAGCCCTCCCCGCAATCCGACATGGTGGCGGTGCCGAGGAAAACGCTGGATAAAATTATGTATTTTCTGAAATACCTCGAAGGCTGGCAGGGGAAAGACGGTGATGCCGTTGTTGTCGAAGTGGCAGAGGATGCTATCGCGTTGCTGCAACCGTACACGAAGGGGGAGTGAGATGGCCGGTAAAAAGAAAGCACACATGGGACCGACACTATTTATCGACGGCACTAAGTTCGACCCAAAAGCCCGACACTTATTCCCTATAATGTTGCGCGCATTAGGTAGTTGGTTTCATCAACTTACGTTCGCAGAATTACTATTTGCCGCTTATCTGTCTGGGTTTGACCACGGCGTTATTGCCTGTAATGAAATGGAGAAACAAAATGGTAACTAAAGATGATGTGGTTAAGGTGGCACAAGGTATCTTAACTGGTCTTAATGTAGGTGACATCCAAAGCGGAAGCCCGATACACTTGAACTTGCGCGACACAATGATTGCGTACAGACAATCCGCGCTGGACACGCAAAAGCCAGCGGGGGATGCGGCGGAGGCTCTTGACTGGTTCAACGGTATCCTTGATGTATTTCATTCAAAATATGAAGCTACAGAACCAGATAAAGAGGCTG